GCGTACTTCCTCCCAGGTCCAGAACCATGATCCGATTGGGTAGACCTTCCTGATGCCATCAGGTGCGATGATCTCGACAGGCTCATAGTAGTCGGTCTCATCCATGTTTTCGTTGTAGTAGACGTAGACATCGTTGCCCTCGTCGTACCGGAGAATGGCAGGGTCCGCAAAGTGATCGACGATCTTGTCCGCAACCTCCTTCGTAAAGTACGGACAGTGCCATCCGTTCCACCGCACGGTCGGATCGTGATACCCGCTCAAGACAATACAGTCCGGTTTGTCTCCAAGGCTGAAGGTCGCAGGGTCAAGGGTGAGGGCGTAGCGATCCCACACCCAATCCTTGTCATTGGGGTATGTAGCCTCCGCAAACTGGTAGGCACTCTCCAAATTGGTAGCCAGGCGATCAAGGATCTCGTCACTCGGATGCTTGTCCAGCCCACTCCACACGATATCCTTCAGGTCATCGTCAAGGTGATAGCGGAAGGGACTACGCCACAACCACTTCAAATAGCTGCAAACCTGTAGCTCAGTATTGTCGTCCCCAAGGACGGGGATCTGTTCTAGTTCAGGCATTCCAGATCTTCGTTGAGGTTTCTGAGGATGGTGTTCACGGCATCCAGTTTGTCTTGGGTCCATTGGGTCTGCTCGGGGTGACAAGCCCACCCGTCCTTCTTCTCCAGATCGACCATCTCGTCCTCCAACTCGGCGCGACGATACCGGTAGTGATTGATCTGTTTCTTGATATCTTCAGTGGTCATCTTCGTGAAGGTGTTCGATGTGTTTCTCCAAGTAATTCCGTACGACATCGAGTGCCTCCAGAATCTTGTGCCTCTCAGCAAGTGCCTTGTTGAATGACTCGTTGCTGTATGGATCATCGTCCAACGGATAGTAGTCCCGTGGATGAAAATCGATTTGATTGAACTCCTGCTGCAAGCACCGCAAAACGTATTCCGCTTTCTCGTACTGCTCGGTAAGTGTCTCCCGTGAATTGCCGTTCATGTGGATCAACGGCATGGGGAATTCGTGTTCTGCTGTTTTCATTATTCGTATCCTTGTCTATCTAAATCACGCGGAAGGGAAAGAACTTCCACGGTCGCCGCACCATGCGGATCTTTTACAATTGTCCTGCGACCATTGACGGTCGCCGTATGATGTTTGCCAGGCGAAACCTTTCGGATGATATCCCCGTATGCGGTCCCGTTGATCTCGACAATGAGATTCCTGACGTAGGGTTCGTAATGATGTGTGGTCGTATCCATATCTCTTAGTCTTCCCAAACTTCCCACCCATCAGGGGCCGCGACAGGCTCATCGTTATTGGCATCAATCGTCTCAAATGTCTTCTTCAGACAGGCGCACAAATCACTCACTGAACAACTGTTCTTCCAGATCGTTCCGCACCCCCACAGGGTGCCTATCGTGACGTAGATGCAGGTCAATTCTGTAGTCTCCAGACCCCGCACCTCAATTATGAAGTGCTTGCGATTGAACTCCCACAATACGGGCGAGGACAGAACCAGATCAGACTGGTCGTTCCACCGTTTCTCGGTTGCTGCTAGTATTGGCATGGTTCAAAGCTACCTCAGATCCGCAGGTTGTTCAATCAATTTCTTATCTTTTTTTTCGCCCGCAGGTTTTCGTCCGCAGGTCCGCAGGTTTCGCCCGCAGGTTTTCGTCCGCAGGTCCGCAGGTCCGCAGGTGCTCTGCACCCGCAGCCAGGCAACCGGTAGGGGTTCACGGGTAGTCCTCCCCATCGTTCCGGTGGTCGTCCGCCCGCCAGTCTTCCCAGTCTTCCCTTGTCCATCTCTCTTCCCGCTCCCGCTCCAAAGCGCGGAAATGAACAGGCTCCCATGTCCCCGCCTGTCCTGTCCTCGAAACCATCACCATCTCGTCCACGGGGTGATCCCCCATCGGGTCCTCTGGCGTTTCACCATCCCACTCTTCCGGCGGGTCCGCTATCCACTCGGCATCGGGAATCCACAATTCCGCATGATAGTATTCCCGTGGGCCTATATAAACGCGCACGGTATCCTCGCAATGGATACCGTCACGGGCTAAAATATCGCTTATATTCATCGGGACAGGAGCCAGGCGAGGAGATTGACGGCAATATGAATTGCGAACACGGTGAAGAATACGGCTAAAAGAAAGGTTGATAATTTCATATTGTTAATGAGGGTTAATGGGTTCCAATTGCGATTGTCACCCCGCGCATCGCTTCAGATCCACACGCAGCTTGGAGCTTTCCGCCAATAACAATGCAATCTCCACAATCCCCACTGCAAACAAATACCCGTTGCCCCGCGTTAGCGCGGACCTGCTTTGCGTAGTCCTTGAATCCTGCATTCCGGCGGGACTGGTAGGAATGATTTTTAAGGTGGTGCCGGTCCACTGGCACGGCGAGGAATTCACCCCGCACGATTGGCAGGGTTGCCATTGCCTGCCGCAATCCTTCCTGCTTTGCAAATCGGGAACCCCCCGACAGGTTCAAAAGGTAATTGTCTGGCCAGGCATAACCGGACAGGTGGAGGGCTACAAATTCAACCCAGCTTTTAGAATACCCGTAGACTTGAATGTCGGGACGGGTCTTAATTAAATCCATCCAGAACTTTAAGTTTTCTTTACTGTGGAAATCCCCATCGACGTACAGCCTGACGGTTTCCGTTTTCAGGCGGGAGAATTCCGCCGCAATCAAATCCCTCCCCGCTTGTGCTCTTAACAGCATGGAATTGGAAACCTGTCGGCCAAGGGCATTCGGATTGCGCCAGCTTTTCAGGCTGTAGCACCAGGCAGCGCACTCGCCTCTTCCGGGGCAGTCCAGAATTGCCATACTGGAAAAGCTCCAAAATGGGAGCTTGGAATTCCCACGGGCGAAAATGGAAAAGGAAGCGCGGGACAGGGTGCCGGATTCGATTGCTTCCGCTTGCGCTATTAGCTTGCGAAAGACTCCGGCCCAAGATTGCACCCCGCCCGTGGGGTGCGCTGCCACAATCTTGCGAGCGGTTTTAGTTTCGCCCGCGATGAGTTCGCGGGCCGCTTTCAAGGCGAGCTTTTTCGTGACGGTCATGCATCCCCCCTTTCCTCTTTCAGGCGGGTTTCAAATTCCGCTTCCTGTTCTACTCCCGCCAGACTGATTTCCGATTGCAAGCGGGTTTCAAATTCCGCTTGTGTCACCCCTGACAAAGTGACAAGGGGGGCGGGAAGGACTAAACAGGGCAATCCCGCTTGCCTGTCCCGCTTTGCTTTTCGCCCGTCATATATCTCCCCTGTCCTTGTGGTGGGGTTATAGTATCCAAAGATTCCGTTGTAGTTCATGCTGTTTTAATCGTTAGGTATTGTGACAGGGGCGGGGGATTTGTTCAAGACATTTCCCCCGCCCCCTGTTCTCTCTATTCACTCTCGAAAGTTGTGCCAAGGATATGGTCAACCGCTTTCTGCGCCAGGCGGCTTGCCTCGACAGCCAGGGAAGTATCCTTCCGCAACCGGCCAAGCCAATTTTTAAGATATGCTAGGGAATTCTCTCGGGTCTTGCGGGTTTCAATCCCCGTGATTCCACAAAGCAGGGAAGCGCCAAACTCCGCTACCAATTCTTCCTTGGAATATTCATGCGACCCGAATCCTGTCAGACGGGTGAGGGAATCGCGATTGAGGCGGGAAGCATGACCGGTCCCGTGGATTTCCTCATGGAATCGGGTTGCGTAGTAAGCCTCGCCAGAGTCGAAAAGCTCGGGGCGGGGCATGTTCACCCTGTCCTCTACTGGTGCGTAGTATGCACGGGGTTCCCCGTGGGTAAGGGCGGGAGGGTTCACCATACCGGCAAGAATCTTTTCCGCTTCTTCAATCGGGGAATGCTCCCGCTCTTCCCCCGTTTTCCAGGGATCTTGCACCCCGTCACACTGGTCTAGATTAAAAACGGTATGGCAACCCATAAACATTCTGGCGGGTTTCCTCTCTTCCCCTTCCGCTACTGCTTTGCGATTGCGACGGGCGGGGCGCCAGACTTCCACGGTGGAACCCTTTTCCCCCTTCCTGACATTACCCCCCGCTTGTTGGGCTGCCTTGTACGTAATGAAGGTGGAGCTTTGCCAACCTTCCGCCCCTATGCGAAGGGAAAGATAAATGGCATTGAAAGCACGGTACGGGGTGCCGGTTGCAAACCTTGTCGGGAGCCTTCCTCCCTGCCAAGGCTTTTCCCACGGGGCGACGGTATCGGATTCAATTGCCTTTTCTAATTCTGCCAGAAGTCCGGCATTCAACTTTTCATACACGCTTTGTTTCATATCGCCCTTATAATAGGGGAAACCCCCCGCCCCTGTCGAGAAATAATTGAATTATTCCACAACCCCCGCAAACCCCTATTTTTTAGGGGCGAAACGCTCTATTGCGTCCGAAAGGAAATCGCCCCTCGGTACTAGGGAAAGGGGGTCCGGCCCCGTAGGGGGCGGATGTGGGCCGGAGCAAAGGTTTGGCCTTTCGTCAATCTATTTCGAGGGTTTTTGTTCACAAATCAGGAGCCAGGCAAAAGGGTGCAGGGACCAGGAAAAAACAGCCTCTGAGGATTGCCCGTGTGAGCTTTGCAGGAAATTATTGAATACCACCCTGCGAAAGAATCCCCGCCCTGTAGCGGGCGAATATGGGCCAATGCGGGGAAATTTGTTTCCGCTCACAAGCGGGGGGATTTGTCAATATCTTTCCGCCAGTTTCCCCGCTTTTTTCAATCCGCTGTTCACTTGAACACGGGCGCAAGTGAACACTTGTTCTGCTGAACACCCCCGCAGGTTGCCAGGCAAATGCGCCAGGCAAACCGGACAGGATAGGGGCAAAAGAAAACCCCGCCCCCTGTTAAGGGAAGCGGGGTGAAGGGTAAGGGGTGAGGGGTGCGGGTTACCGTATTCTAACCGATTCGGTTTCGGTGAGCTCCCATATCTGAGTTTTCCCGCTATCCTTCACTATCTCAGCTACCCGCTCGACGTTTTCGACGTTCACCCCTTCCCCAACAACTACCCGCTCAGGGGAAACTACAACGGGCAACCGGTCCCCCGTGGAGAACCCGCAAACCTTGGACAGTTTGGCGGTGTTCGTATCCAGAATGGGACGGTCAACGGTCCCCGCAACCTTGCGCTTCCCCTCGGGGTGCTTTGTATACACAAGAGCTCCATACCCCGTGTAACCATCGTGGGGGATGAACTCAACGTTGAAGCGGTCCCCGTTGTTCCATCCGTTGGCGAGGAGCATCTCGCCCTCTAGCCACACTCTTTCAACTCCGCGATTGCGGCCGACTAGTCTAATATATGCTGCTTTCATAGCGCCCCCAATATAAGGGCAAACCCCCGTTCGAGTCGAGAAAAGAATTGAACTATCTTTCGTATTCACATTGTCAATACGGGGTGACAGCAACCCCGGCCCCGCCCCCCGATTCCGGCCCCCCGCATCCTGCATCCGGTTTCCTGTTCAAGGGTGCAGTGTTCAAGTGAACAGGGCGCAGGGTTAGGTGTTCACTTGAACAGCGGAGCGGGGCGCGGGATTCGGGATTCGGGGCGCGGGGCGCGGGGCGCGGAGCGCGGAGCGCGGAGCGCGGAGCGCGGAGCGTATTAAAATAGACGCCACCCGTAGGGTGGCCACTTTTTCTCTCTTTCTCAGTATGTATATATCGGTGCGTGAGAAAAAATTTGACAAAATACCACTGCGGTCAATAATTGCGCTGATGGACGAAACTTATTACGCAAGGAACAAGGAAGCGCGATGCAGGTATCAGCGCGAATATTACAAGAAAAACAAAGACCGGATCAACCGGAAGAGGCAGATAGATGAAGCGGTTGACCCAGAAAAAATAGAGAAACGCCTGGCATACAACCGCGCCTACTACCTCAAGAATCGTGCGCGGCTACTCAAGCGACGGGCCGAGCGGTATCAGAAGATCAAGGAGGAGCGGGAGCGTAAAGAAGCCGAGGAAAACAAAGGCGTTGAACAAGCGTAGGGTTACGGTAGGTGCGTGTTTATGCAAAACCCAAAATGAAAAGTATTCTAATATAAGTATGACTTGTATTTCGAAATAAAAGGCATATAGTATAGGAAATACTTTTTGAGTAGCGATTTGCAAATTCCCGATGGTTTCGTGTTAATTCCCGAGACGGACCACTACGCCCTGTGCGAGTCAACCGGTCTCGTTATGAACCTGAAATCAGGCCGTGCGCTGGCTCCGCAGTGGGTCGGCGGGGCTATACGGACCCCCGTAACCCGCACCGATGGCACCCGATTCATGTTTCGCCATGATCGAATCGCTACTCCTGCACCCCTGGAACTGACTCTTGATTTCGTGTTGGGGAATGAGGGTGCGCGGATCATCCCTGAGTTCAGCCGGTATGCGGTGACTCACTACGGCCTGATATATTGCATTGAGCCCTTTGAGCGGGGGCCAAACGCAGGCCGTATACACGTTGTAAATACACGTGAGCATCAAGGCCACGATACGGCTAGGCTTCGGAACAACGAGGGCAAGCAGGTTCGCGTTCGGGTGGACAAGCTACGTGTCGATGTTTGGGGGTAGAATCGACACGTATTGTGTATATGTCGGCTTAATCGACACAAAAAACCCGCTCCAAGATTTGCTACCGTCCTTGCTAGGCCCTTAATTGGGCTACGGGCTACGTCCTGGAGCGGGTTAAGGATTACCTGCCTTTTGGTTTAGGCTTGGTAGGTTTTGTTGGCTTTGGTTTACCGTAAGCCATGAGAATTACTTCTCGGTAGTGGGTTCCTCTTCGGTGGGCACCAAATCTAAGCCTATGCAGAACTTTGGCGGCATGGGCCGAAGTTCGAGGTCTAGTTTGGCTGAAGTAGACGGTGATGTGAATGGGAGGGGTACTTGACCTCCCAGATCAGCCGTGGAGCACGACACACCGAACAGGATGCAGGATACACTTACTGCGATGAGGTTCCATTTCATAGGCGTCCCTTGTAATGGGGGCGTTGTTGTGTGTCCAGATAAATATACATAATTGACTAATTCCCTTCAAAAAGGTATCAACTTGACAATGAGCGACCGCCCGCTTGATATTGACAATTTGGATTTGGGCTCCCTTGACGACAAAGGGAAGCCTGTGGAGACGCGGCTAAAGGATGTGAAGAGTGCGTTGGCAATTTTTGCCACTCTTCGCGGGGCCGATGAGAAGTCTGCGGTTAACCGCGCCAGGATTGATGCGATGTTCGACGGAGCCGCTCCGTATAACGCTTCAAATCTGGCTATTAGCGGGCAGGGGCTCAAAACCAACCTGAATTTTGGAGATGCCCAACGACTTTTGGATATTAGTCTTAGTGCTTACGTTGACCTTTATTCTTCACTGGAAAGACTTGTTGAAGTTAAGGGAACTCAGGGCCAAGCGAGCGAAGTACAACCGGCGGAAGAAATCGTTGCGGAAGAACTGACGCACCTGATGCGTGGGTGGCCTGAGTTTCATAGCGCCTACCTTCGTCTTTGCACGACCTTCATTAAGCACGGCGTGGCAGTGGCTTATTTTGATTCGCCTGACGACTGGCGTTTTCGGGTTGGCGGTTTCACCGACATCCTGATTCCTCGACAGACACCCTCCAGCGAGGAAGCGATTGACGTTGCTATTGGTCGCCGGAACTACCTGCTGCATGAATTGCATGGCTACATCAAGAATCCTGCGGCTGCCAAGAAGGTGGGCTGGAATGTTGAGGAGGTGAAGCGTGTGATTAAGAAGAACGTCCGCACGAACCAGCGCACTGAGTATGACAACTACGAGACGATCCAGGCAGAGATGAAGAACAACGACTTACACATGGGGGTCCAGAACCCTTCTGTGTCGGTCCTTCATTTCTGGGTCAAGGAGATGGATGGTAGTGTGAGTCATTATATCTGCGCGGAGGACACCCCGAAGGATTTCCTTTACAAGAAGGTATCCCGCTACGCCAAGGCCGAGCAGGCATACGTGATGTTTACTTACGGTGTTGGCAGTAATGGGACATATCATTCCATCCGTGGCCTTGGTCAGCGCATCTTTTCTCATGTCCAGACGAGCAACCGGTTGCGGTGTCAGCAGATCGACGGGGCGATGTTGGCCTCGGCGGTGATGATCCAGCCTGAGAACCAGCGGTCATTGGACGAATTACAGTTCACGTATTACGGCGCATACGCGGTTATGTCGCCTAACGTGAAGATTGTTGAGAAGGCTATCCCGAATCTTGGCACTGCTGTTCAACCGGCCTTGCAAGATCTCACGCAGCAGTTGCAGTTGAACACGGACACGGTGAGCACGTATGGGCCGCAACAGGGCTCACCATACCGGAATCAGATGCAGGTCGTGGCAGACATGGACGTATCGACCCGTCTGTCTGGGGCCAGCCTGAATTTGTTCTATGCTAGCTGGAACCGACTGTTGCGTGAGGTCGTGCGGCGGGTTGTTACTACGAAGAAGCCCGACACCGCGATCAAGGATTTCTATGATCGTTGCGAGGCCCGTGGTATCCCGAAGGATTTTATCAAGACGTTGGATGTTGACCGCACGAAGGCTGTTCGTTCCATAGGGAACGGGAGCCATGCGAACCGGATGGTTGCGTTGCGCGAGTTGCAGGGAATCAGTGGTCAGTTTGACGACGTTGGTCGCCGCAACCTGACCCGCGACATTGTATCGACCCGAGTGGGCCATGACCTGGCTGACCGGTATGTTCCTGCGGAAGTTGAGAAGCGTCCGACTGTTGATCTTAAAATTGCCTACTTCGAGAACCAGCAACTTATGGCGGGACAGCCGGTTCCCGTTGTGGGCAATGAACTTCACGGGACTCACTTGGAAGTCCATGTCCCCGCACTTAACCAGCTAATCGAACAACTAAATGTCGGAGAAGCAGACCCGATGCAAGCGTTGCCCATCTTGCAGGCATTCTACGAGCACATCAGCCAGACGGTGCAATTGGCGGCGGGCGACCCCGCGCTCGAAAGTCTGGTTGGGCAGACGAAGCAGGTTCTCCAATTCGCTGAAGAAGCGATCAACAACACAATGAAAGCTGCCCAGAAGCTACAACGCGATCAAGCTCAGATGGCGGAAGAGCAGGGCGGTGGCGAACCGGAGCAGGGGCAGGTTGATGCGCGTATGGCTGACCATCAGGTTAAGATGCAGATTGCCCAAGAGAAGGCCGAGTTGGACATGGCGTTAAAGCAGAAGAAACATGATCAGGAAATGGCTATACGAGACGCCAAGGCTGCGCTAGAGTTCCGCGAAGACAGTGAATTCTAAAGAACTACTTACCCTGCACGATGAGACCTGCAAACTTTGCAAGGACATCATGCGGACGAAAAACTCCGACTACACTGGGGGCAAGGACGCGACCGACCCGTTTGCTAATTTTAAAAGCAGCACGGTGATTGGCATTCATCCGGTCCACGGGTTGTTGATGCGCGTTCTCGACAAAATCCAGCGCATACGCTCCTTTGTTAACGACGATGAGCTTCAAGTCCCCGATGAGAGTGTTGAAGACGCCTGCCACGACATAATCAACTACGCGATTTTGGCGAAGGCAATGTTATTGGAGGAACGTGCTTCCCGAGAAGTGGAATGATGCCGATGGTTTCCTGAAGGAGGCTATATAGTTCTTCGTATTCCTTGTCTCGGGGCATCTGGCTTAGTCTGGATTGGACTTCCTCTAGATTTCTCCTGGCGACTTCTTGCAACGCTATTTTTTTAATCTGCGGCCAGTAGTCTCCGACATCGATCACAGCACTCATGGGGCGCATTTTTTATCTTAAATTCCTTGAAGAAAAGAATAATCTACTTTAGCGTCCTGCCGTGTGGATTCTACCCCGCCAGTTATTAGACACTTATCGCTCTGTTCAGGATACGGAGGAATTGACCTCGGACTCCGAAGAGTTCTCCCGAATTGCCGAACAGTCGCTTATGTGGAGATCGAAGCCTTCGCCGTCGCGACTTTGGTTGGCCAGATGGAAGCGGGAGGTTTGGATGCGGCACCTTTGTGGACGGACATTAAGACCCTGCCATTGGGATCATTTCCGATCAACCTTGAGATTATCAGTGGAGGGTTTCCCTGCACCCCATTCTCTGTTGCCGGGGGTCGCGAGGCCGACGACGACCCCCGAAACTTGTTCCCCTACATAAAAAATGCAATTAGAGTTATTCGGCCAAGGTACGTTTTCCTCGAAAACGTCGAGGGGATCATCACAAGTTTCCTCAAATCCGACAACTGGGCAGACCCAGCGGGAACGCCGGTATTGCTCCATGTCCTTAGAGAGTTGGAACGAGAAGATTATACTTGTGCGTTCGGGCTGTTTACAGCGAGCGAAGTCGGCGCACCCCACCAGAGAAAGCGCGTCTTTATCCTGGCCCACGCCAACGAGTCGCGACTGGAAGGACGGGACAGCGGACAGTTGCCGGAATGTCCCGTCGAACTGTCTCTTGGGTCGGGAAGTCCACAAGTATGTTGGCCAAGTTTGCCTGGAGAACCACAGCGCGAGTGGGAAGAGCCTAGAGTCGTCAGCGAAACTGAATCCGTCTTGGGTGGAGCAGTTGATGGGGCTACCGTGGGTGGGGTGGACTCAGCTATGTGCGCCTTGGCTAATCGAACCGACCGGCTCCGACTCTTAGGTAACGGATGTGTCCCATCGATGGTTGCCGAAGCCTTCACCCAATTATTCCGAGAACTACATAAATAATGCCTAAACAAAAACCTATTACTCCCCCTGTTCCTCTGGACCGGTGGTATCAAGACCGTGCTTCTGTTGAGGAGTTGAAGGAGATATTGGAATCGGGGGCTTTTCAGAAGGCGGCGGCTACGCTTAAAGAATTAGCTGGACCGTCGTTTAATACTTTGCAGAATACTGAAAGCAATGGGATGCGCCATGCTTGGTATGCAGGCTACCGTGATGCTATCAATGATTTGCATAAACTGACGAAGATCCCTTCAGAGAAACAACCTAATATTACTGTAGATGAGTGGACCCACATCGAGTGAAGCACCGGCTGAAGCTGAAGCTCCCGCCGCAGACCCTGTAGCCGAGGCAACCTCGGAAATTCCTGACGCTGCCCCTGAGACGGCGGATTCATTTGCTAGCGCGATTGACCAGGCGTTTGCTAATTTGGAGTCTGGCGAAGCCCCTGCGCCTGAACCGGAGTCTGCGCCTGAAGCGGAGTCTGCGCCTGAACCGGAGTCTGCGCCCGAACCGGTCGCGGTTGAGGAAGACCCCTTTGACCCTACGGACCCATTGACTGAGAATATTGGGGACGACTGGACTCCCAAGGCGGCGTCTCGTTTCAAGCAGTTGAAGTCTGAGTTGAAAGAGACCTCTTCGGAGCTTCATAATTTGCGCCAGAAGCACCAAGAATACGAGCAACAGATCAAGGAATTGACCGGAGCAGCGGACAGCGCGGATGTAGAGGCGCTCCGAGAAAAAATTGCGGCTTACGAGCAAACTCAGATGTTTAATAATCTGGAGAACACGGAGGCATACAAGACCGCTGTTGCCGAGCCCCTGGGCAAAATAGTTGAAGAAGCTCAACAAATTGCGGAAAAATACTCTGTTGACACAGAATCCTTGGTCGAAGTGATCTCTTTGGCCGACCAAGACGAGCAGGACACACAACTTGGCGATCTTCTTCAAGACGCCACGGACAGGGACCGAGCCAAGATTTACCGATTGATCGACCAGATCGACCCGATCCTCGAAAAGCGGAATTCTTTGGTAGAAAACGCGGATGCAGCCTTAAAAGAAGCGGCCTTGTTGGATGAACAGCGGGAGCAGCAGGAAGCGGCTGAGAGGCTGGCCGTGCGTCAGAATGTGGCCAGGAATGTTGTCGAGCGTGTCCAGCAGAAGCTACCGTTCCTTTCTGGGATTGAAGGGCTTGATCTAGGCGCAATACAGGAAAAAGCGGCCTCGGTGGACCCTTCGGTCATGCACCCTGTAGATTCTTCATTTAATTCTGTTTCGGCCCAATTGCTCCCTGCGGTTGTGCGCGAGTATATGTCGATGCGGGCTGAGAATGCCACATTGACTGACCGGCTGGCGGAATACGAGAGTGCGGAACCGACGATGTCTGGTTCTAGTCCTTCTTCTGGCAGTGTTGCTGGAGCGGCTGACGACGGCCTTTCCTTTGCGGAAAAGGTAGACGCGGCCTTTTCTGCGCGGGGTTTGAGCAGTTAGCCCCACCTTGACCCTTGACGGGCCATGTGGGAAAATGGTCCCGCAATGGCTACCGACTCTAAACCGGATTCCAAGATAGCTCTTTACGCGGGACTCGCCGTTCAAGCGGCTGGGATCGTCTGGTGGGCCTCCACCCTCAATTCTCAGGTTCAGCATAACGACTTTCAAATCCAGATGATGGGCCGTGATGTGGCTAAAAACTCGGATTTTGTGGAAAAATGGCCAAGTGGCAAATGGGGCAGTGGCGAACTCCCCTCGGATACACGGCAGGATCTTCATATCTCAGAACTACAGAAGCAGGTCAGCAAGCTGACCGAGGATCTCTACACTTTGAAGGGGACCGCAGGCGAGTAATTCCCCTGTTGACAATTTAGCATTCTTTAATAGAATGCTTTCAAATACGGCGACTGGTTGCTCTAGCCATAAATAGTTCTACAAGTTGCCTTGGGCTGCGTTCCAAACATTTACAGACTGCCTGGTTGCTCTAGCCACATAATTAGTTCTACAGAAGGGACAGTCACCCGAACCCTCCTTTAATCGCCCCGCTCGTAGCGGAGGCACAACCTTTCTTTTTATCATGGCTTCTGACTTTACTCTTGGCACGGATGGAACCGCTGCCATCAATACGATCTTGGCCGAAGAGGCGAACCGCATTGGAAACGACATCCACAAGCGTGTTCTCCACACTTCTCCCTGGATCAATCTTGTTAAACAAACAACCTTCCCTGACGGGCTTGGTTACCAACTCGCGACTCTGGTTTACGACCGCGCTATCCCGACTGTCTCTGACGGTGGGGCCGCAGGCACTAACTGGGCCGCTGTTGGAACTCAGCAAGGCTCGGCTAACGCCTTCAACACTGTTACTGAAGGCGGCGACTCCTTGAAGGACACGCTGACTGAAACTGCTGGCGTCGGCGGGAGCAACCGCTCTTTCCTTACCATCACCAAGGAACTCAAGGAATACAGCCTGAGTAGGGCCATCATCGAATCTCCCCGCATCTCGCTGGAAGACCTTCGGTTTGCCACCCATCGTCAGGATCAACTCCGCGCCGTCATGGACACCATGACCGAGGCTACCCGTTTCACTTGGGAGCAGCGTTACCGCGACGAGTTTGAGCGTCTTGCTGCCAACCTCGTTCTTTGCGAGACCACTGGAACCACGATCAAGAGTTCTACTATTGATTCCGGTGACGGCAGCACTACCGCAGACGAGAACTTTGAGGGGCTCATGCTCGCTCACGGGACTGCTGCGAGTGCTGTTAATATCGAGAACACCACGAACGCCTCCGAGACTACCAACGTCAGTGAGTCATTGGCTAACATCTCCAACGCCATTATGGACAAGGTTTACTACAGCCTGGTCCGCAAGGGCGGCGGGTCTAATGCCTATGGCCGCGAGAATGGTCGTCCGGTCTTCGGACTTGTTCTCTCTTCCGAGGCTTCTTACCAGCTTCAGACTGAGGCAGGATTCCGCGACGACGTTCGCTATAACAATGCGAAGGTCAGCGACCTGATCGCACCTCTTGGTGTCGAGAAGTCGTTCCGTGGATTCTACCACTTGGTTGACGACATGGCCCCCCGCTTCACTGTTGCGGATACGGGCCTTGCCACTGCCGTCTCGCCTTACTCGATTTCGAGCGCGGGCGTGGTGACCATGAACGGGTCTTACGACACGGCTGACTACGAAGCTGCTTACATCATCCACCCCGAGGTTATGGAGTCCCAGATTCCTGCTCCTCTGTCTGGCGCTGGTGCAATCAAGTTCGATCCCGTCTCATATAAGGGAGAGTGGAAATGGAAAAATATTTTGCACGAACACGCAAATCCAGATGGGACTCTCGGGTTCTTCCGTGGTGTTCTTGCTTCCGCTTCCAAGCCGATCAAGACTGACCTCGGTTACGTCATCCTCTTCAAGCGCACCAGCAGCACCCCTGCTGCGTAGGTTCATAACTTGTGCGGGGTAGCGGCTTAACACTGCTACCCCGCGCATAACCCACTCTACGACTATGCCTACTCTAGATGATACCACCACGCTCGTTAAAAACGTAGCCATTGCAGCTAACGATAGCCTTGTTATTTCTAACAAAGATTCTGGTGCGAGCAGCCTGATTCAACAGGTTCCCGCTGCCCAGATTTTGGGAGGATATAGCCACGCTTGGTTGTTTAACTTCGATAGCGCGTCATACGCTGTTGATGCTACCTCTACTACTGTTGATCTACTCACCTTTTCATCTACTCATCGTGTTGATAAAGCTGCTGTTGTTGTGACAAAAGCGTTTAACCCTAGTGGAACGGCGGTTATTGATGTCGGAATTCAGGATGAAGACCTTGACGACTACATTGATAATCTGGATATGAAAACTGTGGGGATCACCAAGAATAGTGGTGACGCCATTGAAACTCCTGCGGAAGATGCCGCTTCAGCCGTGAGCGATCCTACAGACGCAGACTTGCTACGTGTTACGTTTACTAACGGAGGTAGCCAAAACCTTAGCACTGCAACTACAGGCCAGCTTGTCCTTCTTGTTAATGTCATCGACATTAACGACTACGTTGATCTGATTCCCGCACAGTAATCCCACCCCCTCAACCTTAACCATTAATCCCGAACCCTGGATCACCCTTCGGGGTTCGGGATTTCTTTTAACCACTTTTTATCATGCCTGTAGGAGAATATGGTGAGTACTCACCCAGTTTTATTGAAGCCGTAGAAGATTATTTGCGGAGCGGACAAAGCTCAACGGACCTGTATAAAGCCGCTAACAAAGCGGCAACTGGCGTAACCGGCCCCGCGAGGCGCGATGCCGTCAGTAAAATGCGGTCGATGATGGAATCCTTTCTTGCCCAAGTGCAGAAAGACCCAAAGATTATTGATGATTTCATTAGATTTCAGCAGGGCAAATTGGGGGACGCGATGGCTACTAAAGACACTCCCGCTGGACTTTCACCGGAAGTACAAGCCTTGAAGAACCTCCGCGACATCCAAGCCCTCTTGACTGAGCAGCGGCAATTCCCTGAGAGCGGGGAAGCGCCTGAGACGACTGCGGAGCTTCTTGCTCGCTTGGATTCTCCTGAGATGGAGGCCGAACGCGAAAAAGCCTTAGCCGATGTTAAACCCGACCCTGCTGCTAAATACACCGAGGCGGTTTCTGCTGATGATTATTACAACGCAGACAAGCGGATGGCTCAGAAACGCCGAGAGTTTACTGACGCAACGGGTATTGAAGTTGACGACGACGAAGACTTCACAGTTGATCCTCCTGAATCGGATGCCCAAGTAGCCGAGCGCATCAAGGCCGACAAGATGTTGGCTGAGACCAAAGCTGCGGGCGAGAAGATGAAGGCGGATCGTGAAGCCGCCCGAAAAGCTGCTGCCTCTGCGGCGAAAACAACCGCTGAGACTACCGCTGACCTTGCCGCTGAGACTCCCGCTGAGACTCCCGCTGAGACTCCCGCTGAGAAGCCCACCCCTAAACAACTGCCTCGCACTACCGCTAAAGACCGTATGCTCGCGGGCATCAAAGAAGGGTCTCCGACCGCTTTAGAAGATCCTACAGGAGAAGAGTATGACACGGCTTTTGACCAAGATCTTCCCGAAGGAATGGAGGACGCCGTATCTTCTGCTGAAGTTCCTACTGCTTCGCCTCAACCATCTTCGAGTAGTCTAGAAGAGCTTTTTAAAGTTGCCCACGGCGGTCCTTTTGACCCTAAGTCTAGTATGGACCGCAGGAAAATGGGGGAGATCGAGCAACTTCTTGCCGAGCAAGGTGGCCAAGGCGACATGACGGATAATCAATTTGCCCTGAAACTTTATCGTCGGTTCGACTATGTATAAAGACGAGGGCATGGTTTCCGTGGATTCTCCCGAGGCGGGTGCTCCCCATAAAAAGGAGCACCCGCACGGGGGTCACGTTGACGACGCCCATAAGATGGTCATCCACCAGTTGACCAACGCCCATCAGAATGCGTGTGAGTTGTTGGAACATTTTTCCAAGTGTTCTACCCCCCATCTGGAAGAGGAATGGGTTAAAAAAAAGATCATCCTGGCAACCGACTATCTCGATTCTGTCCGCGACTACGTTATGAGCAGTCACGGTAAACATGGCCGTGATGAGCCCGATCCAGTTACCGGTGGGTTCATGGTAATGGTAGAAAAGCGGATGCCTTAGTAGCCTTGCACTTTTAGTTAGAAATCGTAGACTGTTTTAACGTATGTCCACTAACATATCAGGATCTGTTTCCCTGACCTACGGGGCGCATACTCACAACGAGTCTTTTAACACAACAGCCTCTACGCTCACCTATTCTCATAAATCACATGAGTATTCTGCGGGAGCCGCCGTTGCGCTAGTGGCTGGTGCGGCCCTTGATGTGGGGACTATTGATGGGGCTGAAGGTTTGTTACTCATTAAAAATAACAACAACTATGGGGCTTTGAGTGTTAGCATGGACACAAGTGCCTACGACATTAGTATTCCCGCAGGGGTGGCTAATCTTATATCTGTAGGCCCAGATCACCCCGTCAATGTGAAATGCCCTACCGCCACTATATCTGGAAAAGGGATAACTAGCGCGTCGTCAGCAGGCGCTATTGTTCTCGATGATGCGGCCACTGTTGGAACAGCGTATATGGTGGCTTCGACTGCGGGCGATGATTCCGGCACCTATATCTTGGAATTAGACACAACCACCACGGGAACAGTTTATGAGTTAGACGGCGTTACTAAAAAAGATCTATCAGTAGCTGGGTCGAGTGGGTATGACAGTGACACACAGGTTACTTTGACCTACTTCGTCAAATACCGCTACACCCTCACAGAAGCATAATTTAACAACAACCAATCATGGCAACATCCAATATCGACAAACAATCATTCGGCCAGGCAGGGGCAACTATGCTCACTGGAACTGAAGGAGCTAATCGGGCTGGTGGCTATTGCGCGATTCTCATTCTTGAAGCCGCAGTATTTGACGGCAACGATAATGACAGTGACGCCGCCGCTGACGGGGACTGCACCATCTGGCGCGGTCTCGTTGATTCGTCTACCGCAGCCAAGCAGTTCAAGAGAACGAGTGATGCGGCTGGCCTTGAGATTCCTGTGGGAGTAACTATCTACGGTCAGTTTGAAGCCGTAAAGCTCCGCTCTGGAACCGTCCTTTGTTACCACGCAGTCTAATGCGTCTAGGACAGTCACTCGGTCTGGCCGCGCACCAGAAGCGGCACGCCCCTCCTGCTTCGTGGAGTAACACCTACTCCATCGACACGGACGGGTCTGACGATTACGTTAGTTGTGCTACGGGAACAGACATTGACTTCCTCCACAACGGAGGGTCACTCGCATATTGGGCCAAGTTCGATGTAATCACGGGCGGCATCAATGCGATTGGGGTTAGCACTTCAGGCAAGCAGTTCTATATGGGAACTTACGGAGGGGCCTATACATACGCTGGTTATCAGGCAGGGTCTTCCTACGGGAGCATCAGTGCTGGTGCTATGTCCACTGGTAACTGGTATCACATGGTGTTGACCGGAACTTCTGGAGGCACACTGAAAACATATGTTAATGCAGCCGAATGCTCTAGCCATAGCTACGTTCCGGGGTCGTCCAAGAACCCACCTTCCAATTTCTTTTTGGGTGGGACGAACTCCCACGCCAGTGGCGGCATCACGCTAACCAACACCATTGACGGTCATGTTGATGAGGTAGGTATCTGGACAGAAGCCTTGGATGCTGATGCAATCACTGCGATTTATAATTCAGGAGAACCTACCGATTTGACTGTTGACGCAGGAAATTACGATAACTCAGACACGCTGTGGGCTTACTGGAGATGCGGAGATAATGACAGTGGAACCGGAAGCACCATAACCGACCAAGGAAGCGGAAGTAATGATGGCACCCTTGCAGGTGGGTCTGCCTTTGCTAGTGATGTCCCAAGCTAACCATGAGTAGAACATTTGTCATACTGGATGCTGACGAGGTTGTGAATATCAACTTCAACGAAGTCATTGAGGATTCTGCCGAAACTCTTCGGTTTTCATTAAACGGAGATAAAACCTTTGTTAAATTTGAAGGGGACACTCCAGATTTTCTGGTGGGCAAGACGACCAATACTCATTCTGAGATGCTGGCCATCTTGCAGACTGAAGAATGGACAGAACCCGTTGATCCCCCCGAATAGTGAACCATGCCCATCCAACGCAACCAACCTTCGCCAGAACGTCAGAGTGTCCTCTCGTTTGTATCACCAAGCGTTGCGGACCTGCTGTTCTACGAAACGGTTGATGCAAAGACCATTGGGGCTGGGGGAGGTAAAACGGTAACGGCTATTTCGTCTGCGACTCAGTCAAACACGGCTGGGTCTGTTACTGACTCTGACTACCATGAAGTAGGGTTCCTTGTTCAGGTAACTTCTGCATCCCACGGTTATGCTGTCGGAGATGTAGTCACGGTTGAAAATGCCCCTGCTGGCAGTAATGGCCTTAGCGCAAACGGGACGTTTGAAATAAGGGAGGAGGATACAAATACATTTAAGTATTTTGTGCGTGGCACCGGCTCCACCAGTTCGTGGACAGCATCTGATGTAACGGCTGCCAACACCCTCGTCTACAAGACCCATCCTCAGTATGGGACGGCTCACCCCGATACAGAAAAATTCCCAAACCATAAGTTATGCCATGTAAAGCAAGCGGATGCGAATGGTTTGTTTTTCCAGTATTACTATGCCGCCGACCGCCAGCACCAAGATGACTACAACTTCGAGTATAGCCAGGCCGACTTAGGGGGTAATAAATACAATACCGTTGTCCGCACCTACGTTAATCTCCGCTCAGACTTTGTAGACCCCGACGCTAATTACAATGCGGGCGACCTGATGCCTGATCCAGGCAATGTGTTTAGGGCGCAAAACTTAGTGGAATACCACGACGGTGCGGGGTCCACAACCGACGAAGAATTAGTTTCCACTGATTACATCCTGATGACGCGCCAGCAAAAGCGCATCGGAGATCAGGAACTAGATGCTTTGTTTGTTGTCGAACAGCGGGTTTATTTTCTTCGCATTGATATTGTTTCGCAGTCGTTAGACCCCGCGACTGGGGGGATCTTAAAAACAGTTGTGAAGCTAGTTCATCGGGGTGAAAACTTTACGACCCCCGCAGGGGCCAGAGAAGCCGGAACTACCGCTTACGAGGCTGAAGCTAATTGGGGGTTGAGCACTGCGGGCCAAAACTTTGAAACCCAGCAACTCAGCAAGGACTGGTGGCAGGTAACTATCCAAGATGTAATCCCGCAGGGTCTTTCGGATGAGTATAACGGAAAAGTTATACGTAGTTACGACACTTGGCAGAACTTCACATGGCCCTCTGTTGTTGACAGCCTGCACTTTAACACGGCCAACAGAAAAGACGGAGCCAGCCAGACCACGGTGACTGTACGAATGAAGGAGGGCAAGGACGGTTTTAGCGGCCCGACTAAGATGACTGTGAAGCAGGTGTGGAAAAAAACGAAGTTCACTTCGTCTGACAGCATACCTGACCCTACTGTTTTCAAAACGTCTAGTGCCGTTTACCGAGGCGTTCAATACAACGTGAGCGTTTCTAATGTTCTCACCCAGGCTATTACCTTGATTGACTTTATTGGCACGGAACACCCTACATACAAGCTGGGCGAATATGCATTCCCTAAACCTTGGTGTAGGGCATCTGACCCGACTGACTGGCCGTCTAGCGCGTTTACTGGAGCGGTTAGCCAGAAGCCTTTCCGTGGCGGGTATCTACTTGAAGTTGTTTCAGTTCATCCTCCTTCCTGATGGCCGAATTAGAAGATATCCCCCCTACCACCTACCCTGATGGGTCTGTTATCGGTAGCTTTGATGCCGGAACAAACCCTCCCGAAGACCCTGAGATCCTGCACCGCCCCCATGCGTTTGCGCTGATGCACGGTGAGGGCGGGGCGAAGGTTGCTTATGGGCAGTTGCTTTGGAGGATTGACCAGATCAATCTTTACTATGGGATAAACGGTGACGGCACTTTGTTAGCGGAGGATATTGATACTGATACATGGCCGTCAGGGACGCAGCAGGACGGAGAAAGTTTCCCCACGCATGGAGGGGTTACAGCCCAAACAAACGCAGCCCACAATCACGGTCGCTCAGGACAAAATGTTGTAGACGGTCTAAACGCAAAAGTCCCTACAATAGACACGGAAGACGGCGCATCAATGACTTCGGGGATTAACTTTAACGACAACGACACAAAATATCATCAACTGGACGGGTATGGTGACGTTTACCTCTATTGGAAAGTTGACCTTGACCATGCCGATAAGGTCACCAAGTGCTGGGTGACAGTAGACGGGACGACGGCTCAGTCAGACATACCTGCTGTTGCTATTGGCCATAGCGCCCTTGACAGACAGACCACTGGAGACGGCACTATTGAAGTAGGAACATACCGTGTAAAATTAGGGTCTGTGAACGAAGATGCACAAGTGACCCAAGACATATCTAGTGATGTCCATTGGTCGATCTTCCTCCTTGGTAGAGTGAATGACACTGGCAGCTAAATGCGCGACTGCTTGTTTTGCAAAGGGTATCTTTGAAGAAGCCCCTGTGGGTTACAGTGGGTTTGAATGGTCTTTGTTTGAATTTAATATCCAAGACTTTTTGAGCCTTTCTAGGTTCTTAGCCAAAGAAGAAAGACCCCACGCGAGAAATGCTTTTAATGCAGGACTCCCCTTTTTTCTTCTCCCACACCTAGTCATACAAGACGGCAGGGTCACAGAACACGCGGGCCGACACAGGGCCACGGTCTTGCTGGATAATGGTTACACAACTATGCCTGTCAGGATTTTTTCCGTTAAAAACAAAGATTTTCCTGACTACATAAAAGCACAGGAAAACGCAAAAGACCCCGATTACTCAATCCGTTTTCCCGCCCCACTCGGCTCTCACTCTTGCGATCCCCCAACGTAGCCTGATACGACCTGCGGCGGTCACCATGATCGCCTCGTCAAAAAGTGTCTGTTGTGGGTGGCCCGACTTGGCCGAGATTTCAAACCAGTTCTCTTCAAACACCTCTGTCCGGTAGAGAACCTTCGGCCCCCAGGCGTTCCATGAAATCTGGAACAGTTCAGTGCCTCGTTCGTTCTGGGTAAAAGCCATGCCCACTTGCGGCATTGGCGGCGGCGGGACCAGTGTTTTGTTCGGCAGGGTCTTGGATTTCTGAAGGCCCTGCGGCGGAAATAGCACTACCCTTCCTCCTTTACCCATTGTCTGGATCACAAGTGTAGATGGAATAACTACTTCGCCATAGTCCCCACTGGAGCCGATCTTTTTCCAGCCCCCTTCGTAATAGTATCTGTTATACACACCCCCCTCGTCGTAGAGCCACACAATGTCGTCTGGACCGAACCCGTGTGATCTTTCGATTCCTGAATGATGCAAAGGGATAGGAATCGGAAACCCCCTGTTCAATATGTTAAACCCCTGAGTAACATAATAGACCATTGGGTCTTGGCGAACATACCCGCCGAAAGCAATTAGCCAGTCGTTATCAGCGCGAGATTCGATAAAGAACCCTCTATCATGTGGGATGGCATACCCTGACATATCGGCGTTCCGATACCCCACGGCTTTCCAGCCGTTATTAAAGTAGAACTGGAGCCACCTGTTACCTTCCTTGACCCAGACAATGTCGGCTACTCTATCTTCGGCACTACCTTCCTGTAGCCCTGACTCGTTATACGGCCCAAAAGTTTGAGCAATTGTCTGGCTATGAATCCCGTCCCTTGTTCGTGTAACATTAACGCTGATCGGTGTAGCCGTGTTAGCTTCTACCAGTTCAGTGTGAAATCCAAACAACGGGGTTACCGTTTCCTGCGCGGGCGCAGCCGCAATAAATGAAGACGCCAAGAGCCCTAATATTTTAGTCAGCCCATTCGCCATTTCACTATATTAAACACTTAGGATCAAAAAGCAACTCGGGGGCTCTCTCTTGACCCTTAACCCACTATCTGTTAGCTTTCATCATGGCCACATTGACCGTCCAAGGCGTGGAAGATGCCCTGCTGGAAGTATGCGGGTCCAGGGGAGCTAATTCTGCTCAGTTCCTGAAAGAATTGAATCTGGCTCTTCCTCGCCTCTACAATATGGGAATGTGGCGCGACCTGTTATTTGAGCACGTTATCACTACTTCGGGGAGCACGTTCACTATCCCCGACGACGCAGAATCAATTATTTCAGCCGTTGTTGATACGGATTCTACCTCGACCGACCATTCTTACCCGAGGGTCATCCGTTCGCAATTCCACGATTACCGGCTTACTGGCCGTGACGACGACGACGACACTCTGGCCGCGTATGGCATTGTGGACGACGGCTACTCAGCCACCGTCGAGGAGCCTGTGGCGGGTAAGACTTATTCCTTAAAGCTGCAACCGATCAGCCCCGCCACAACGATTCCCGCATCAGGAAAAGTCCATGTAACTTTTTCTGATGGGACGGGCATTTCCTCACCAACCGCAGATCATTCAGTATCTATGGGAGGTCGGTTTAATTGTGGGGGACAGGCCAGCCTTACAACCAGCACTACGAGCATTACCAGCATCAGTGAGATTCGTGTAGGAACTGATGAACTGTCTGCTCCTGTCAAGCTCACTTGGGAGGAGACAGGATCTTCAGCCTCGCTTGTAGCCGCAACCGACCTTCGTCAGGCCAATCAAGTAACTCGCTATCGCCGCTACCGTATCTCTAATGATAATTCCGACACGATGCAGATCAGGGCGCTCCTCAAACGGAAGTTCAAAAAGCTGCTCGACACTACGGATGTTGTTTATGTGTCTAGTTTGAACGCCATCAAACACGCTATGTTGGGAAACACGGCTGATGAGAACGCGGACCTGGAACGTGCAAATTATCATTGGGCCATTTGCCGTAGTCTTTTAGAGGAGCAACTCGATTCTTATCGAGGCGCTGCTAAACCTGCTGTCCATTTTGCCCCTGATGGTATTGGGGGCGCTATACCAAACGTAATGTAACCCCCACCATGATTCAATACATCACAGAGAATGCAGAGCAACTTCTGCAAATTGCAGCCAGCGTTATTGCGGTGGCCTCACTAGTCGCAACCATGACTCCGAATGAATCGGATAACAAATGGGTGCAAAGAATCTCAGGCGTCATTAGCTGGCTCGCCCTCAATGTGGGCAAGGCTAAGTCTAAGTGAAGGCTTTCCTGCGTCTTCTAACTGCTGCTTTAGAGGCTTATGTCGAATTCGTGCGCCTGCAAAGAGACAGACATCTCGACGCCTTGGAAGATCGTCTTGATGCTCTCGCATCTATTGGTGATCCCGCTAGCAAGTTGCTCATGGAACGAGTTGCCCAACGCATCGACCGCGAACGCAAGCGCCTTGTACGATCCTCCGACGATCACTCTGATCGAGGGGAAAACGTATGAGTTCTGCGAGGGGAGTTTGGTAGGGCGAGAAGACCACAAGTTTCACAGTGATTACTCATACCGCCGTGCAATCATAATAGGAGAAAAATAATACGATGTCAGATTTTTTAAGAAGCGTTGAACGTGCTCTCAATCCGTATATTGGTGACTCTTACAGGAAAGAGCAGATAGCGGCTGGGATAAAACATAGACGGAATTTAGAAGAAGCTATTCGTCGGCGACGCGCACTGAATGAAATTACCAGCCGAATATCTTCCCCAGAAGAGAAGGCGGAATACATAGCGGCAGAACGTCGTTCGCCAGAATCTCAGCTATTTTGGAAAGAGTATAAGCGAGATTATCTTGAGTGGGAGAAATTGGGAAGACCCAATAAGTATGGGGAACCCAAGCCCGTATCTCCAGATGATAGGGCCTATAAGGAGGCATTGAAAAAACGACAAAACTATTTGGCCATTAAGAAGAGCGAAAGAAAAAAAGAAACTAGGCGTGTATTGTCTGAGCTAGACCGATTCGCTCCAACTAAGGAAGAGTATGACAAGTTCGGGAACTTTCTCGATAGTGGGCTTTCTGATGAAGACTATCGCGGACCTCAAAAAGAAAGAGGTTTATCAGACAAATCCCTCAAACAGATTAAACGGGGAAAGATTCCTCTTCCTTCTTCTGCTTCGCCAACCCCAGAAAGGGCTACCCCCCTGCCTAAAGGAAAGGGGACTATCGACCCAAGTTTGCTCCCCAATAAACGGGCCTTGCTGAAAAAGGCTAAACGGGATAAAGACCGCAAAAAATGATTAACTACTCCAAGGTTATCGACTCTCTAGTTGGCATGGCGGCTCCGATGCTGGGCCTCATCACCAGTATGCAGGAACAGTTTGAATACTGGCTAAGAGTAGGGTCTCTTATTGTTGGAATTTCAGTCGGCCTCGTATCTCTTTACCGCGTCATTAAAAAATGAGGGTCGGGTTAGCAGTCGGGCATTCCCGCTTAGGCGACCAGGGAGCGTATACTACTGGAGACCACACTTTGTCCGAGTGGGATTTTAACCGCGACCTTGTTCGCCGGATTGGTCATTTGTTGAGCAATAACCACGGATGGGCCAGTGGGGGCGATTACGTTATCTATGACCAATACCCCTATAAAAGTTATACCGGCGGCATTAATTATTTAGCCCGCAAGCTAATTGAAGACAATATCGACGCCGTCATTGAGCTACATTTTAATTCTGCTAGCCCCTCTGCTTCTGGGCATGAGTGGTTGTATTGGCATACTAGCAAAGGAGGCAAGAAATTTGCGTCTATTTTAAGTGACGAGATGGCCACGGCTTTTCCCGACATGAAAGTTAGGGGGGCAAAACCACGGGGCCGTAACCAGCGCGGATCATATCTACTCCGCAAAGTGCGTCCTGTAGCGGTAATAGCAGAGCCGTTTTTTGGGAGTAACGCCGAAGAGTGGAAGATGATTAACAGTAATCGCGGGAAGCTCGCGGGCGTGTATGCCCGTGCGATTACCAACTATGCGGAAGGATGAGCATCCCAAAAAGCATAACTATCGGCGGGGTTCGGGTCCGAATTCGGTTGAGAGATTTGGGAGACGATGATTGCTACGGGATGTATTCCCATAGGCGAAAGTTAATTGAGATCGACAAGACCCTTAAAGGAAAAGAACTCCACGACACTATTCGGCATGAGATGCTTCATGCCGCTCTAGCCATTGCTGGGTTGAGCTTCTCTGAGTCTTATGAAGAGGAGAGCATAGTTCGCTGTATGGATGAAATTTATTTCCCTGCCTGGGAAAGATTCGCAAAACGATTACAAACTAAGCCCTAGTCAAAATGCCATAGTAATCCTGAAATGAGAAAAAAACTGCCCCGTCAGTTCACAAAAGAACAGGGGTGCAAATTTATTCAGTTCACCCCTAATTCTGAAAATGTAAAACAAGCATTTGAACGCAGCCAAAAGCTAGGCGTTTTAAGTAACTCGTTTACTTATGGAGCAGGCCGGATGACTGGCTTTCTTGGGGAGATCGCGTTTGAACTACTCTATACAAAATCTAAGTATGTCGGAGGGCGCATACTAAGCCATGACTATGTTCTTGGACGAAAGAAGATCGATGTAAAAGCAAAGACTTGCGGGGGCAAACCCTTACCTCATTATATTGCGTCTGTTAATTGCTCTAAAACGCGGCCCCCCAAAGCAGATTACTATTATTTTGTGCGGGTAAAAAAGGATCTCAGTTGCGCGTGGCTCCTTGGCTGGATTAGCCAGGAAAAGTTAATTGAGCTTGGCGAATATAAAAGACGCGGCGCTGAAGATGAGTCGGGCTTTAAATACAAAGTAAGTGGGTATCACTTACCCATAAGTGATTTAAAAACGCCGCTATCCCTCCGTTGAAACGACCGCTGGGGTAATATCGAATTGCGAATCGATGTTGATTGACCAGACTTTACCTCCCCCGTGCCCCACGGATTTAACGGGCCTGACATTTGGGTTTGCCTTGCCCGCTTCTTCCAAGGCCGACATTCCCCGCCTTACAAACTCCAAGTTGTTGGACATTCCTACGTTTCTCCCACTGTTAAAGTCGTGCAGAGTAACTTGAAATTCTGTGAGCGTCCCCTCCCATTGGGTCATTTCTTCATTAAGGTGGCGGCATTTCTTGGAGAAAAATTCCACAAGCTCGGCCACTGACGATCTACTGGAGTTGTCGTAAGCTGCGGAAGAGACCGCGATGTCAATAAAGCTCGCCACTCCAAAGCGTCCGTAAGACTCGATCTCCTGCGGAACCTCCCAATCAGTTAGCCATTTTCCAAAATGTGGAAGCTCTCTCCATATGGTTTCTTCTAGTGTATTATTCGGAGGAAATTTGCTGGTTGCTTCATCGCGTATTTTTAACGCCATCAACTTATCCCTGTTGCTACTATCGAGGGCCGGTATCACTGACAAACTGTTTGCATCCATGTTAAGTGACATGACTACGCGACCTGTCCACGGGATAGATAGCGCGTCCGCATATTTAGCCATATACTCAATCCGAGGGTTTGCCACGGCCCTTTTTATCAATTCTGTTGCTTTGCGTTGGTCTTGGAAAGAACTGGCACTTGTCGTGTCATCAATTACCCAGGTAGCTACCCTGCCGAGGTCTTTGTTGAATTTAGTATGCCCACTAAGGTAATCAGAAGCATCGGAAAACCCTCCTACAAGCCCAGAGATTACCCTGTTTGACAGGAGGCTTTTACCTTTATTTGTAGGCCCTACAAGAATAAGTGCCTGCCCTTGGCGCGGCTCCCGTTCAAGGACCGCTTCATAAAACCGCTTCAGCCACGCAAAGAAGTATTCAATCGTTGGCCGATCTGTGGAGTTCTCAAAAAGTTGATGCATCCACTCGTATAGAAAAGGCCAGTGCTTAGGGTCACCGTCTTCCGCCGGTTCTACGGGTTCGATTGTAGATGTGTTTAAAATTCGGTTACCGCTACATTCTACTATGCGGTCCTTAGAGAAAACCACAGGGGCGATTTCGTGTATCCGGTTCTGATTGCTTATTACGAGGAGCGCCGACTCCACCTCTGACAATGGAGACCCCTTTTTCTGTTTCGGGTTAAACCCCATCTGTCGAAGTTCAAGAAGGATCTGGTCCCTCGGTATCTGAACCGCAATGTTGTTCAGCAGCTTAAAAAAGGTCTTCCCGTTAAACCAATACTCGTCTAGGAGACTCCCCATCTTCTTTTGCTCATAATCTGATACAAAATCGGCTCCAAAAATATCCCGCCAACTAGCAAACCCCTTTCCTGCACGGTCGCTGTAGCAAATCATACCGTCTTCAGCTACCTGGCACCCCTCCCTATCGATGCCGTCATCTATCCAGAACAAAGGCCCACGGCACCCCACATCAAAATCTCCGGTCCATCGGTGTCCGTATACCGCCCCAACCTTTTCTGCCACTACCTCAATGGGGATCGCAGTATCATTAGATTGAGGGGGACAGACTGACGCTGCCTTTAACAGAGCCGTCTGGACGACAGCACTTGATAATTTATCCCCTGTCTGGTGCCACTCAGACCCTAGCTCAAAGTATTGAGCCGCGTTAAGCGATGTTGCGTCAAACCCCGCGAATACTTTATGGATGTTGAGCGCATTTTTTAACTCCTTAAAAAACGCCGAGAACATATCGGGCGAAATAGGGACCGAGTCCTCGAATTCCCAAACCAGTCTTATATACCCCGAGTATGTCTTCGTACGCCATGTAGGCATATTGTTTTTACAAACCGTCCCAATTTTAAAGTCCACCAAGTTCCAGTCTACCGGTGCGTCGTAGTCCGCAACTATTCCGTAGACGCGATTGACGGGGTTATCAGATGAGATCCTTTTAGATGGAGCCCTCCCCTCGGCGGTAGAATAAAATATGTGGTCCGTTTTTTCGTCAGCACACCAAGCACGATATGCCGCCTTTGTGTCGAAACTAGGAACCGATTTAGTTGATCTGGATACGCCGGATGATTTGTGGGCCGACGAGTCTCGTAGGTTTTTAATATATCTATAAGTCACTTTGTATACCGCGTTAGAATTGTTCCTTCTGCATCTAAAGGAATATCTGATATCCACTCTGGGGGAGTAGACATAATCTTGAGAATCTCTTTCAAGGCTTCCTCTGCTTTGTCTGCGTCTGCCTCGACAACGACCTCGTCGTGTACGTGCATAATAATCGTGTGCCCCGCTTCCGATATCCTGACGAGCATATCGCTAAAAATGTCCCGCGCTAAAGCCTGGGAAGCATTCTCTGCTATAAAGCCTCCCCAGAGTTTGACTGGGATCATTTTAGCGCCTTTAGGAAAATACGAGGTATACTGCACATGACCCCCCTCGACTTTATTGGCTTCAATATACCCGTAGTTGAGCGTCCTGCCACTTGGCAGGTCTACTTTAAACGGGGTTGGGATATTTTGTTGGGTGAGGTTATATGCTCCGGTTATATCCACGTTGTATTCCCGCCACAACTTAGTGACCGCCTCCATAGACCCCCGATACAGGTCTACGGCATCGTCGGCCTCTTTCTGGGTCATGCCTGACATATCGGCAAACCTTTGTTTGCCTGCTCCGTAACCGCAGCCCAGCACCATAGCCTTTACTCGATGCCTTATTTTTGGGTCTTGCTTCAGCGCCCCCTGTTCTTTTTTCCAGCTTCCAAACCTAATTGCGAACGCCTCGTAAATGTCTTCGCATTCTTCAATCTCCTTCAGCATTGCCTGGTCTTTTGCAAGCCAACATAGAGTTCTAACTTCAATCTGCGATAGATCGGCCACCACCAATTTTTTGTCGGGTTTAGTAGCTATCAGGTGCCTTAAATTTACCCCGAACATTTCGTCTCGGGGTAAATTCTGAAGGTTAAGGTTCCCCCCACTGCCACTAAATCTACCTGTATGTGCTCCAAAATACATAAACCCCCCGTAATATCTTTGATCTGGCATGGTAGCCACATCAAACGACTCGACCTTTTTCTTGATGGCATTGATGCGCCTCCAGTTCTGGACCGCATTAATCCATGCGTGTTTCTTACTATTGTAATCAACCCACTTGCGGCTCTCAGGGTTATCCGCCGCGAGGCTCTTAGGAGGCTCTAAACCTTGCTTCAAACATTCGTCATCAAACGCGGCCCTACTCAAAAGTGGCCTCTCCCCCATCCACGGAATCGCGGTTTCAGCTTCAAAAAGATTTTCATTGATCACTTCAAGCTGCTTCTTGAGAAGCGCCGTATCAATGGGGATGCCCCCCTGGCAAATCCTCCTGTTCAATGTGCTTATAACCCGCTCGTTCTCTGGCCATAGTTCGTTAAACGCCTCCCATAGTTCCAAGCAGAGTTCCGCATCTTGGAGTGCGTATTGGCTCACTTCTTCCTTAAACTCCTCGGACATGGTCTCCCACCGCTTACCACTCATATTGTCCCGAGTAGTTTTATCCACCTCTATTTTAAAAGCCGCCTTAGACGCGCCTTTAAGCGACCGAGGCAGTCTGCAATAAGCCGCCATATCCGCCGTGCAATACCACGCCTGTGGCTTTGCTTCAGGCCACCATCCCTGTTTAATTCCATATAGATATAGGGTTTCATCAAACGCGGCGTTGTGGCTCAGTGCTATATTACCGTTAAGAAGAAGCCAATTGAAGTCTTTAGGGTGTCCAACAAATTCGGTCCCATCAGTCCCCTTGACGGTAACCATGTAGGCGTCAAAGTCTGGATGAGAAAAATACCCGAGCGGCCCGAGGGTCTTTATGCTGCACTTCTTGTCGTAGTAAGTCTCAAAATCGATTGCGTAAGTATGCATAGCTTTCAAAAAGAAAGCCCCCCACTGGAAAAAGTGAAAACCAGTGAGGGGCTATAAGTGACCGCTTTTATGTGGTTACGGTCGGGCGATGCTTTAACCAGAATAGTTAAGTAACAAAGAGAAACTCTAACCACCCCGCCACAATACCTGATTATTCCCCACTGACCTCGGCATCTTTGCCATCGACGGCCAGGGAAAGAACGAGTTGACTTTTGTCTTCAGTCGCCAACTCGACTCCAAGGGCCTCGGCTAAAGCCAAGCGTACATTTTTAAGGCAATGCACTTGGTTCTGCATCAGAACGATTTTTTCGTTCGCCTCTGTAATCATCCCGCCGAGCATTTCAATCTCGTCTTTGATTACTTGCGGGTCAAAGTCTCCAGACATTAGGTCAAAAAGTTGGCTGTGAATTTCTGCACTTCCTCGGGGGTTTCCTCAGAAGTAATAGACAACCCTGGAGCATACCAAGAATACTTGCCCCTCTGGATAATTGAGGAACTGAATGTCCACACCCTAGAAGGAAGCGGAACGTCGGGGTTCAGGAGCGAGAAGGTGGCAAGCCTCTTAAAGGTCTGCCTGTAGCCATCTTTGGCTACATTAATCTTGCCAAGAGCATACTGCTTGTCGCCAACGACAAAAGGATAAGCGTCCTCCGAATCAGTATCGTCGGGCTTAAAAAACATCAGGATGAGGTCCGCAAACTCCAGCATATTCCATTTGCTGTCTTTGCCAATCTCGTCTCTCTCCTCCTTGGTGTAGGCGATCCTAGCCGACACATCCTCGTCAAACGGAATGTCCTCGCGCCATGCTTTCATTACACTAACAGGAATGCAGCGGATTTTCTCTTCCGGCTCTGCAATGACGTATTGTTTATCCAAAACGACGGACCCAAACGGCGCGTCGATTTCAGATGTTTTCTGGATGATATTGAGACGCGGGATCTCGATATCAGTGCTCTCGATCATCATGCTCGCAGCTTGTGCGGCGATGATCGCATTTGGTTGTTGGGTTGCTTTTGCAGCCATGTTTCGTTGTTTCGTTGTTTCTGTTTTGGTTTAGCTGAGAGTGAATCTCGGCTCAGATTTGCGGAGGATACCTGCATCCTCACAGGCGTCAAGGAATTCTTCAGAAATTTTCTTCTTACTACCTTTTTCAGCCAGTTGCCCTGCTTCCTTGGCCAATTTTGCCAGGGGAATACTGGACAGATTTAATACTTCGTCCAAACTTAGACCGTAGGTTTCTGCTATAGACACCAGTGTTTTGTTGTCTGTAATCTTTCTAGTCGCCCCCATGTTTTTTAAGCGCAGCGATGGGAACTCAACTCCTTCTAGGGCCATAGAAACGGCCCGCTGTTTTAATCGTTGTGACCAATTTGAAACAATCTTAGCGATCACCCACAGTTGTTCAACAATCTCAGGGTCTTCCGTTTCTTCGAGGTCTACGTCAGGGAGTTGTGGGTTAACTTTCTTAGCTACCTCAATCACCAATCCCCCAAGCGCGGGGCATTTATCTTCGTGTTTGCAGAACCTGCAATTCACTGTCGGGGTTAACTCCTCAAGCGCGGGGGCTCCAGCCTCCCATTTTGGGCGGGTGACTTCCCCCCGTTTGATAATCCCAGAAAGGTCAGAAACCATTGTCTGGACATCTGACCTGTGAAAAGTGTGAAAAAGAGTCTCGTTACGCACGGGGACGATGAATAGAAAAACTATCTCATCCAAGTCTTTGTATTTCTGAAACGCCCCCACAGTATAGGCCCGCGCTTGCTGGTTCTTTTCAGGTGGGTCGATTACTGAAATCCCCGTCTTATAGTCGATTAGAACCCCTGTTTTGTTATTAAATACAACCATACGGTCGCACGTTCCCCAGGTAGATGTCCCGTCCAGTTCGACTGTAAGCTGTATCTCTTTGAAATCTTCCTTAACTTCCAACCCCGATACGGAAGACGAATTAATAAAGTTTTGCAGAAAACTTTCCTCCTCGGCTACGATCTCATGGAAGATGCTGACTTCTTCTTCACTCTCCAAGTTTGAGGGGTCGCCTATCTCCAGAGCTTCGTGAATCCGGGTTCCCTTTTCCGCCGCCGCGCTAGTTCCACTGCGGCCTTGGAACCCCGCACAACCCGCTACATATTTCAAAGAGGAGGGGCTGAATTCCGCGTGATCGCGGTCAGAGTGACTATCAGGCATAGCGCGTGTTATAGTGCGCTTCGACACGATGTCAAATAATATTGAGCAATAAGAAATGCGTCTATCATGCCGTCGTGCGGAGTCCGGCATCGTTTGTTTTTAAGCCAGTTTTCTTGGGGTGCTAGGCGCTCTGCCGTTTCCAAAGCGGCTATTTTTGTGGCTCCTTTTGTGGTTCGCCCCAGCATATTTTTTTGCCACTTGTGGACAGAAATCCTGTCGTGGTCCCACCCTTTGACTTCGGCCATCCCGAGAAGTTTGCCAAAACTAAGGGCCATTGACCTCACTGCTTGGGAGCTTTTCGCGTGGGCCAGCGGCTCCTCTATTGCCAAGACAAACGGCGTGTTGAGGTCTGTCAACCACTTGCTTATTGTGGCGATGGAGATTTCTCTTTTTTTAGACCTATTGAGGGTCGGCATGGCTATTTTGTCTACAATGCCTCCATCAAACGACGCTATTGCACACAGCCCTCCGTCGAGGCCGTTATCCACCCCGACTATTATCCCATCCCTTTCAGGCATGATGGTGATATGATTAACCCGTCTCCTTCATCAGGAGTATACACCACAGAATTTTTTGGGAGCCCTTGGATAAAAAACACTTCTTTGGCAGTCTGGGGAATGACCCTGAAAAATACTCCGACTAGTTTTTTCTTAGAAAACGAAAATTCGTTCCTCGCCGGGTGGTCTTCGCGGATCAAAACTGTAGGGTTTACTTCTACAGATCTGTTCTTGAACAGTCTGGTCATTCTTGGATCGGGCTGGAATCCAGGAAACATGGAGTATTTGGCCCCAAATTGCAGGTTTTTAATTGCTCCAAAGCTAATTTTGCTTCGGCGGCATTAAGACCGTGTTTTGTTGTTAATATCGAGATTGTTCCTACCACTGAATAGCAGGCGACTGGCACGTTCCGAACGTGTTCTACTACGCCGAGGTAAGCGTCTTGTAATTCAGCAAAAAGCATCACCCCTTTTGGGCCTTTCCCTTTTATGTATGGGGGCTTGTTTTTTACTTCTTCCGAGAACCCCCAGTAAGTAGTGGGGTCTAGTTGCCGGTAAAAATACGGGTCTTCCGAGGGTTCATAATGCGCCCCATCAAATTCAGGCGCTCCCGAATCTAAATCGAAGATCATCGCCTACTCTACATCAATAATGGGTTTCACCGCGCCATTACCCCTGTCCGCTTTTGTGTTGTTTAGGATGGATATATCAATCTGCATTTTACCGGTGCCACCGGTTTTTGAATTGAGTCCCAAGTTCCTTCTGACCAATTGGTCTAGTTCAGATAATTCTCGGACGGTCTTTGGAGGGCGAAGATTTTTAACCCCATCGCGCATAAGTTTTATGCCCGTTGCGGCTGCATAATGCTGGTATTGCTCTGCGGGGCTCGCTTGGCGCTCCGCGATTTCCAAGATGGTAGCGTCCTCTTCCTGACGAGCGTCGTGGCTCGCACGACGGATCGCTTCGTCGGTTGTTTCTTGTAAATGGTTTTCTATTGCTCCTGCCAGTTCGTCCGAAGGAGGTTCCTCGGCGTCTGGAGCTTGGTTGGGGTGCAGCCCGTTTTTCTTCGCCGGAATACCCATTTTCTTAAACCACCGCCTAACGGTTCCTGGATGAACCCCCAGTTCTTTGGCTATGGAAACCATTTTCCAGTCCGCTTTATAGAGCGCCAAGGCTCGGTTTTGTAGGGAGTCTTTAGATTTGTCAGACAATTCTTTGGGGCGTAAGCTGTGTAACGGATTATGGCGGCAAAGAGATCCAGCATCAAGAAGATACTAGAGCCACGGATTGACCCTAAAACAAAACGCATGGATGTGGGTGGTCTTTTGATTCCTCCTACGAGTGTGCTAACCGCGCTTCTGTATGGGTTTGCCAACCATGAACATTTGCGGGCCAGGGAATATTATTTTTGGAGATTGTGCGATGAGTTATGGAACCACGATGACCTCCCTGAAAAATTAATGGTGCGCCATCCGTGGGCTGAACAAATGATATGGTCGGCTATAAACAGCAAATATCTGGCGATAGGCGGTTCCGCTTCTTCTGGTAAAAGCCACACGATGGCCGCGTGGGGAATAATCAACTGGCTTTCCAAGCCCAAGGACACACTTGTATTGATGACCTCGACCACATTGCGCGAAGCCCGCAAGCGTATCTGGGGGTCGGTAATGTCTTTGCTGTCTGTGATCGATGGTGCCCCGATTAAGATTCGGGATTCGATTGGTAATGCCGCTTACATTGATGAGAAAGGAACTTTGATTGAGCGGGCGGGTATCTCGTTGATTGCGGCGGAAAAAAGTAAGACGCGAGAGGCCGTGGGTAAGTTTATCGGGATTAAGCAAAAGCGTGTTATTTTGGTGGGGGATGAGCTTTCCGAACTGTCAGAAGCTATTTTGCAAGCGGGGCTATCAAACCTATCTAAAAACCCCGAATTTCAAATGATCGGGATGTCCAACCCGAATTCTAGGTTTGACGCATTTGGTGTATGGTCTGAGCCGATCAACGGGTGGGATTCGGTTGACACAAATATTGCTGATGGTTGGCCTACTAAATGGGGTGGGGATTACATTCGTTTAGATGGAGAGCGTTCTCCGAACATAACCGCTGGGGAGGTTTTGTATCCGTGGCTTCCTACCGAAGAAAAAATTAACGAGGACAAAGCTCTCCTTGGACAAGAATCACGCGGGTATATGCGGATGGTTCGGGCGGTCTTTTTTGATAGCGACGAAACCCAAGGAATCTATGGGGAAAATGAGATCACGTTAAGTAAAGCGATGCACAAGGTGTCGTGGCGCGGGACTCCTACCTACGTCGCGGGGATCGACCCTGCCTTTACCAATGGGGGTGATAGGACGATCTTATACACTGCGGCGGTGGGGTATGATGACAGTGGTCAATACGTTATTGAATTTGGGGACGCCATTCACCTGAACGACGACGCCACCAACAAGGCTGTCCCGAGGACGTATCAGATCGTCAGGCAGATCAAGGAGCATTGTGTGAAGCGCAATATTCTCCCTGAAAATGTGGCGGTGGATGCGACCGGCGCGGGGGCTCCCTTCTGCGATGTCCTGGCAGGAGAGTGGGCGAGCACTTTTCTGAGAGTCAGTTTTGGGGGCAGGGCTAGCGATAAACGAGTCAGCGCAAACAGCAAATCATTGGCCGAAGAACTTTATGTTAACCGCGTTTCTGAGCTTTGGTTTGTAGGCAAGGAACTCATGCGTACTCGTCAAGTCTTTGGGGTCAGTAGCGATCTCGCCCAAGAGATTACCAGCCGGAATTATGACATGGTGAAGAGTGGCTCATTACGGGTAAAAATTGAGTCTAAGCCTGAATTTAAGGCTCGATTCGGGCGTAGCCCCGATTTGGCAGACGCTGCGTTTCTTGCCTTGGATTGCGCTCGCCAAAGGCTCGGGTTAGTCGCAGTTGACCCGCCTGAAGCGGGGTCTTCAAAACGCCCATACCAAAGGACGACGATCAAAAAGCTGGGCGAGGCACTCCAGAATGCCGATGCCGTTTTGCTTGATTGACTTTTTGCCGTTAAAATTAGAGACTTGGGGCGGCTGGATCTTGGTGATTCTAGTATATTCTTAATCTATTCTATAAGGCTATGGCAAAGGACGAAGGCCCAAAAATCGGCGAAGCGGCGGCTCAAGTATTACAGGAATATGCTGGCATCCCTGCCCTTGCTTTACGGGCTTCGTTGGAAAACCGCGAAAACCGCGAAAAGGGGGCAAAGAAGAAGGAAAGTACAGCCGAAATAAACAAGCGTATCGCAAGAGAAGCAGAACGTGCAAGAGAATCGAGAGACCCCCTAGTTGGTGCAAAAAAAGCTAAATTTGACGCAGAAATGGCGCGGGTCGAAGTAAAGGCCGAAGTCGAGAAACAACGTAAACTTAAAGAATTCCAAGACGCTCTTGCCGCAGCACCCCCTGCGGATTTAGATTCACCGCTGGCTAAAGGGTTTGCTAAAGCAAAGATGGGGACTGCTGAAAAAGATGACCTAGTTAAGTTCATTCAGGACACACAGGCAAAAGCCATAGCCGCCGCAACCCCCAAAGAGGAAGGATTTGACATCACGGTAGGTGGTGAGACCCACAGGTTTGGCCCCGACGCCCCTGTTCCCATGACAACGGGGTTGATTCCTGATGCAGGAGGTGTCGCAGGAGCTTTAGGTGGTGGAGAATTTGAAATAGGTTCGGAAGTGGGTGAACTTACCCGAACAATCGACGAGGAGACCGGACGCCCTCGGTGGGAGAATCCCACTAAGGCTACTATTGTTCCGTCAACTCTCGCGGCTGGCGCGGGTATCGCTGGAGCCCTTCTGGAGGGCAAGGAAAAGAGGACCAAACTAAGCAAGGACTTTGGCAAGGCTTTAAGAACTGGACTGGAGACCCTCACTGGCGAAGCCCGCCAAGCAAATGTCAGGGCTCTCCGAGATGAGATGGTCGGACAGGGACTCACTACGGCAGAGAATTTCAATCGTGTCGGGCGCAAGATGCTGAAGGACATTGAAGATGAAAGAACAAGGGCGAAGATAGATTTCTTGCGAAGCCCCCAAGGAGGCACTGTATCTGCGCCGGGAATAGACAGACTTAAAGAAATGCAAGGCAGAGCGTTCGGGACGAGCACCGCGTTGCGCGGATCTGTAGGACGACTTGGTGACGCCCCCCGCTCGCTTGGAACTGAAAGAGGACGGCTGCGGAAAGAAGCACGGGCAATGGAAAGGCGCGGTTATCGTTCCGGTGCCGCACAACTTAGAGGAGCCGCAGCCCTTACCGGTGAGCCAGGCATTTCTACTCCTGCTTACCGAGAAGGGCAACGGGCAGCAGCGAAAGAAATTGCGGATCTTCAAAAACGCTTAATTGAAGCTCATATTGCTAATCAGGAAGCAGCCGCCCGACGTAATAACAACCGGCCCACAGTGAACCCGAACGCTTCGCCGGGTGCGGGATACGGTACCCCTATTAAACAGTAACAATGGCTGAGTTCTCATACGCAGACGATATCGCTCCGATGAGGGGTGACTTCTTTAATACTGGCCCGCTCTCATCTCGGGAGCGGATGTCCCTTCAGAAGCAATACGGGCCTCAGATCACCGAGCTTCAGAACAACATCGCCAAGCTAGAGGGTGAACGGTTCAGGATGCGGGCGGCTGACCTTGCTTACGCACGGTCCATGTTTGAATTTGACCAAGCCAAAGAGCGAGCAAAGCGGGAGCGGGAAGAGATCGAACAATTGGGTGGTTTGTCTGAGACGCTACAAGGCATTGTAGACGACCCCAACAAGACCCCGTTCGAGAAGAGTCAGGAACTCAACCGCATGAGGATGCGAGTCCCGCCCCGAGGAGCCGCCACTAGTTCTTTGTTCCAAGGCGCATTTGGTGCGGTTGACGCACAAGCCAAACAAGCAAAGCCCAGTGGGTTGATGTATAACGTGGCCCAATATGGCGAGACGGGGCTTGCTCTTGATATGGCCCTGAAAGACGGAACTATCTCTCCCGAAGAAGAGGACTTGATCCGCTTCTCTGAACTCAATGAAACCCGACGCACCCAAAAGGCAGAGGCAGACAGGCTGGGGGAACAGAAAGACGCACTAGCTGCGGCCAGCAAATCTGAAATGTCTTACCTCGACAAGATTGTGACCGACGTTAAGGGCATCAACAAAACGAAGCCTGTCGCGCCCCCTGAAGACACTCCCGACGATCTTTTAGCGTCTATTCGTGCGGGGAAAGCCGAAGCCCCTAAAGTCTTTGCTGCGAATGACATTGAGATGTTGAAGTCATACGCCCGTATTCTCTACAGAGACGAGCCCTCTGCCTTGAGGGCCATCCTGAACCAGGATGACGGCGACGTTATCAAAGGCACGTTGCTGACCAAAATCCGCAAGCGCCAGAAAGAACTTTCTATCACTGCTTCCGCCGCCCCCAAAAAATCAGCGGGCGACCCGTTTCATAAATAAAGACTCTCCCTAACCTACATACCCCAAACCACGCTACTGCTATGTCAGAGCTACTTAATTTCATCGACCGTGTTGAAGCCCTCGAAGGGCAATCGGAACTTGTCGCTCCGAAACCGTATTCTGAATGGTCAACAGAAAATGTTTACGAAGACCCATTGGAGAGCCGAGTAAGGTTTGGGGACTATATCAGGGAGCAATACATCAATGCTGACTCGTATACCCCTGAAGTTGAACAGGAGATTAGCATGGGGTTTGCTACTTCTCTTCGAGACGATGGGCTGCTTCTGGAAGATGGGTCTAATATAGACGAGATCAACGCGAGATCAGCAGCGTTCGATGGCCGTGGCACTTTCGATCAGCAGGCGAAGTATCTCAGGGACTCCTTGAGTTATGAAGACCCCGAATGGCAGACACTTACAGATTACCTGGCAGCAGCTAAAGTAGCGGACCCGACTGAAGAATACTTAAAAACTGTTCAGCGGCTCAAATCAGATGCTGAACAAGTCTTATCGAAAAATCACGACCGCCTTCTGGAAGACCGCGTTCTTTCGGGAGAGATCCCCATAGCCAAACTGTCTTCAGGTGAACTCGTCATCGGAGACTCAATTGAGACGATGGGGCTCAGTGATGCAGTCAAGAGTTCTGCGGGTGCAGGAGTCACGATGCGGGATGCTCTACGAGTTCAACAACTCATGGAGATTCCTGATGGGTTTCGCGTTCCCCGCTATAAACTTGAGCGGGTGATGGAAATTCATGCCCAGCTTCGAGAGGAAGTTAGGCTTAACAATGAATTTCAGATTCTGACTGAAGGGCTAGCCATGCGCGAGGCAGGAACTGAGCTTGATCTTGGAGACAGGTTGGAGCGGGGGGCAATGTCAACACTTGGGAGAATTTTTAAAGGGGTGACAGATGTGGCTATAGGCAGTCTCGCTTATTGGGGTGGCAAGATTCGGGGCAAGTCTCTGGACGAGATTAGTTCTAGCGACGTTGTAAAAAGACTCGAAGAGGGAGATAAAGCTGACCAGCGTGAAGCCGCCGTAAGAGGGGCCAGGGGGACGGACATTAATGAACTCGCCGCACGTTACGCGGCTGAGTTGGGCTACAACGCATCAGATGTTCTCCCCGCGCTTCGCCAAGTAGTGCTTGAAGAGGGCGTCGATAAGGGGATTTATAAGTATCATAAAGACGAAGAAGAGCTGGGCAAAAATATACGAACCGGTGGGTATGGCCTCCCACATATGCCTACTCAGCTTTATTTAAATAAGGACTTGTTTGAAGCCGCGCTGGATCAGCGACCCGACCTTAGCGACAGCGCAAAGGACCGATTGTCTAAACAGCGCGTATATCAACTCAAATCCCGATTCCAATCCGCGAATGATTTTCTCAGGCAAACTCATTTGACTGATGAATGGCAACAAGCGTTGATGGCGGGCCACGCTGCGGGGATGGAAAACTACGAAATCCTCGAAGAATTTCTTACTGACGAGGACAACTGGAAGGAGACTTGGGAGAGGACCAAAGGAATCGGGATGTCTCTTGTCGATGCAGGTGGCACGTTAATCGCCGCAATCCCCGCAATTGGGTTTGAAAATGAGGTGGCTATGGATTATCTCGCCACGATCCCAAAACGAAAGGCCAAGCAGAGGGAAATGGCCAAACTATTCGGGGACGAATTTGGGTTTTGGCAGGAGGCTATGGAAACCACATTCCCCCTGCTAACTGACATTGCGGCTACCGCTCTACTGACTGTAGCAACTGCCCCAGCAGGCGGGGTAGGTGGTGTTGCCTACCTCGGGGCCAAGTCCGCAGTTACAGGGGGAGCTTCGGCCACTGCTAAGTTTACCGTGAGAGGGCTCGGCAAAGCCCTGACGACCAATCTGTTCAGGACATCTACTGCTGGCGGGGTGCGCGAGCAGGCCAAAAAAATACTAGGTGTCGGTGCGGCTAAGGGGACTGCCAAACCAGACTTGAAAAAACAGCTTGTCAAAGCGGTGGATGGCGAAGCGGGCGTTGATAGCGTCGTGGATCTTCTTAATGCTTACAATGGTAAGCTGGCAAACGTATTAAAGATTGGCCCCACTAGAGGCATCTTTATCACTTCCGGTATGAGATCGGGAGGGTCTACCTACGGCGTGGTATACAACCAACTCCTTGAGCAAGGCGTATCCAAAGAAGACGCACACGACCGCGCCCTCGGGGCAGGGCTTCAAGCGGCTACTTTTACGGGGTTGCTTACGGCTAGTTTTTCCAAGATTGGGATGGGGGGCCTGGAAAGTGCGCTCATGCGCGGGCTTTCATATAAGAAAATGAAGGCTGTCGCTGAAGTTTTAAAAGGACGGCTTCGGCATATGCCCGATAAAGTCAAGGTCGGGGCCGCACAAACGGAGGTGCCTCTGTTTGACAAGGTTAAAGAGTCATTAGCAACCTTGATGAAAAAACATTCCACGGTTGCGGGGCCAATCACAGGCGTGGCCAAATCAATAGCCCACGAAGGATTTGAAGAAGGCATCGATGAGTTCGTCAACGTGCTGTTTACCGACGCCGCGCTACATGAGCATACCCCAATGATCGAGCGCATGGAGCAGACGTTCCGCGCAGCCGCCTTGGGGGGCGTCATGGGTGGGTCGGTGCCGCTTATCAGGGGGACTGCCCGTATTCTTCGTGCCGACCCTTACCAGATGCAGCGACAGGCGTCATTTATTGACGCTGTGATTAATGAGACTGTCAGCGATCTGGAGAAAAGTGATGCACCGAAGGCGGCTCAAGCTATCCGTGATGCTTTGGCAGAACGGGGGCGCAAGGATACCGCTAGAGAGGCGGCAGCAGCAGCGCCCCCCGCTATCGCCGCTGAAACTGTGGCTGAACCCGTGGAGCCAACTTCTGGCCCTCTGGCAGGAATGGCGGTCCCGCAGATTCTCAATGAGGCAAAGGCAGCGGACGCGGTCCCCGAAGACGGAGTCCTGACTGAGACCCAGAAAGCGGCTATTGATTTCAGAGAGGCGTTGGGGGCTGAACCTGTTGCAGAACCTGTTGCAGAACCTGCCGCTGAACCTGCGGCTGAACCTGCCGCTGAACCTGCGGCTGAACCTGCGGCTGAACCTGTTGCAGAACCTGCGGCTGAACCTGTTGCAGAACCTACGGAGGAGCCGGTTGCAGAACCTACGGAGGAGCCGGTTGCAGAACCTACGGAGGAGCCGGTTGCAGAACCCCCCGCTGGATTTGTGTGGGATGCTGACACGGTAACATGGCGAGAGCCAAAACTTCCACGGGATTTGGCAGGAGCTAAACCAAGGTATTCTTATGGTCAAAAGAGGTTTGAACTCTTTTTTGAGAGCGACATTGATAGAGCCGCTTACATCACGGCCCAGAGGACTCGTTCAACCCGTGACCAAGACTATTTAAGTTTCGTAGCCAACACTACGGGGATGCCCCTCTCAGCAGTCAGGGTCCACGGACAAAAAGTTAAAGCCGAGATCAAGCGCCTAGCAAAAGAAGCAGCGCCAGGAACCCTCACGATCCCCCCTATGTTCCGCGCCTCTCGCCCAGCTAATCCTCCTGAGTCAGCTCAACTGGATCTTTTCCCCGAAGACACAGTCAACCCGACTTCCATTAAGTCGGCCATGAGCCAAGTTCTCGCGGAAGAAACCCCCGTGGTATCCGGCGCGGACCCAGCGACCGTAAGAATCAAGGGCGCGTTGATGAGTGGGCTTGGGCTGAACCCGATTGAATCCAGTTCTGTCGAAAATTCAGACCACCAAGCCGTTCGTGAACTCGCTACTGGTCAGAAAGGAGAATCCGTCGAAGCCAAGCTGGAGCCGCTGGCTGACCCCAAGGTCCGCATTATCATTGACCCCGAACGAACCGAAGAGGCGAAGGCAGTCGAAGCACGGTTCAGGGAGCAGGTTAAGGAGATAAACCAGAAACGAGAGTTCTACCAGAAACTGTCCCGAGACATAGAGGCGCAATCAGCCACGGGGACCGTCCCCGCAGTCCAACAGGCATTGGATAAAGCCGTGCAGGAAGGCCGCGCCGTAAGCCCCGAGGCTGCTAAAGCTCTTACACGCCAGGCATTTCGTGACCGGATCACGGCCTTAAAAGAATTCAGGGTCAAACAGGAAATCGAAGTCGAAGAAGAGCCCGTTGCACCCGCCGAAGAAACGGCCATCGAGCGGCTTATCGAAAGTGGCTACCCGCATATTCTTACCGCCGCCAAGTTGAGGAGACTCGGGGTACCCGTGAGTGTGCGGACATTGTCTGACCAGTTCCTCGAAGAGAGCACCCAGCGTATTGCCGACCAGATTGCAGCCCGTTTTCCCGTCATCCCGCAAGAGACCCCCAGTGGTGGAGCTTCAGTGCCTTCGTATGGTCCGGTCAGGGCGGTCATCGACGCAAATGGCGTGGGGCGGTTTAATAACGACCCCGCTAGTATGCTCGGACTAATAGAGCAGGGGGCTCCGGTTGAAGTTCCGGTGGAGGCTTTAACCTCCCCCACCCTGAACCCTGCATTCCGGTTCGCCAGGATTGGCAACAAGTTTGTCGTGTCCGACATCGTGGTCCCTGAATCCGGTGGCCTTGTATCCGCGCTCACATCCGCCGAACACGCACTCAACCTGCGAGAAGACCACACCGGTTTGTCCGCATTGATCCGTAGGGTTACAGATCTTCGGGAAGCAAGAGAAGGGGAGCCGGATGCACCAGAAGGATTGGTGGAACTGCTTATCACTTCTCCGTTCAACCCCGACGAGAAGATTACTTATGACGAAGCAATGTCGCGGGTATCCACCGACGAAGAACTGAACCCGTTCCTCCCGACCCTCGACAGTGGTGACCTCACCCCCGCACTGCGGGATACGGCCCTGATCGAACTGAAACTCAGAGCACAAGAGTCCCTTATGAAGGGCGAGCCTGTATCACTCGTTGCTGTGGGGCGCGAAGTAACAGGGAAGTATATGGAGATTCAGGCTACGCGGCTCAAGCATCAGAAGGAGACGTATGTGGCGACTATTGCATTGGACGAAGCGTCGAACTTGCAGAACAACCCCGACTTCGCCGCCGCCGAGGAAATCTCTGATCCGTATACGCCTTACCCGCAGGAAGCTCTACCACAACTTCCGGTCAGGAAGATTTCCAACATGATCAAGGAGATGCAGTCGGACGCCGTCGCGGCGATGGCCGCAGACCCTGCACTGCGGAGAGACGTTTTGGAGATTATCCAGTCACAAGTATATGCGTCGTCTTCGATCAACTTCTCGAAGATGACCAACAAGGAAGCGTGGGGGTTGTTTGTCCAGTGGATGGCACAGGGCAATAACCGCGCCAACTCTGCCAGTCTGACTTTCCAGCGTGATTTGAAGAGTGGTAAATACGAAATGGGGACGGCGGTTCGCCAGGCACTTCAGATAATGTCCCTGTCTTCGCAGGCCATCGAGGGAGACCCTAAGACAGACCCTGTATACCGTGGGGTAATAAACGACCGTTTGCGCGAATTGCTCGGTCAAGAGCCAGACTCTGGGCAAACAGACGAGTTCATATCTTCCGTGCAAAAAGCAGCAGGCGACCTTTACCTCCGGTCTCAGCCGACGAGCATGACGAGGGCGGAAGTACAAGCAGAGAACCTTGCAGCGATTGCTGCCTTGGGCCTCGAAACCGGAAACCCTGACTCTATTCTTGAGGCGCTTCGCAGAATCATTGGTGTGTCTGACCGCGCCGAAACTGATTACGACGCCCACCTTGTTGCGCTCGCCCGACTCCTTATCCAGAACCCCAGTTTCATAAATGACATTGCGTTCACGATTGATGAGACGGGGCTAGAGTATGCTGGTAGACTCCGCATTCAAGATGATGGCACCCGCGCAATCTCGATCAATATCAACGGGTATAACCCACGCGGAGTCGCAGACACGCTACTCCACGAACTGACCCATGCGTATGTGTCGGGGATTACCCGTAAGCCAGAAGCTGAGTTGACGCGCCAAGAGCGGTCAGCGTTGAGGACACTGGAGGGGCTGATAGCCCGCGTAAAAGATCAGTTTGCATACCAGTCCAGCGATGCTCTTAGCTTCACGGGCGGAATATATGTTAGCACGGCCTTCGATAATCACGACCCGCGTGTCTACGAGGCGCTCGAAAATACAGACGAGTTTATAGCGCACTTCCTGACTTCAACGGAATTCCAGCAGGCCGTCAAAGTTCTGTCCGACCCCGCACGGGCTATTGGAACGCCGAGGAGTATGTTCCAAAGGATCGTAGACGCGATCCTCGGTCTGTTTAACATCCAGAGGACTCAATACCCACAGTTCAGAAAAGCATTTTCTGCGGTATTGGACCTGTCTCACGCCGCTGTATTTGCGGGTCGGCCCTCAACCCGACGAGAGGTTGATATGACCTTTGATGAATTTGCTGCTTTGCAGGAAGAGGGGCTCAGTGCCTTGAAGACTATTCCCGCCCGCGCAAAATCGTTTATTGCTAACGCCGTGTTTCCAGCGGCACCGGTAATAGTTAACACCTCTCCCAAGAGACGCCTCACGGCGGATAATCTTGCGTCTAAGGTTGCCGAAGAAGTATCAAATTCCCGCAACAACGGTGCAAGATTAGCATCCGCGTTGCAGGGTGCAACCGGCCTGGATGTTGCCCAGCAGAGACGACGGGAGGCGGTTAAAGAACGATACGCCGAGGTTGCACGGCGGCTATCCCCGCCAGAAGTTGAGGTGGTCGTTGATGAGACCCTCGACGGCATGGCCGAAGTAGATTCTGAATCGGGGGTAATGAGAGTTAACCCCGAGGCGATGTTTAACTTCATCGAATCTATAGTGCTGTATAATGGCGGTGAACCAGTCCCCGTCGCGGAAATCATCGGGGTTGTTCTTAATGAAGAACACGCACACGCGGCATCGGTCGCGGTTATCTCCGAAGCTGAGATCAATGTATTGATCGACCAGCTTACTGAGGAAGACGCCATGCGGACTATCAATGATTATGGCGGCGGGAAAAAGATTGAGGAGACTAGGGAAAAAATGAGGCGCGGGTTCCGAGATAATAACCGCGCAGTAAAGTTGCAGATCGTTGAAGAGATGCTGCGGCAACACGCCCAGCGGGTAATCCGTGGGTTCACGACCGAGGAGAGCGTGCTCTTCCTTGCCAAGAATCCTGGCGCAAGGCCGATGGTCACACGTTATTTCAAGTCACTCTTGAATAGGATGGGGTCCAACAAGACCCGCAAACAGTTCTCTCCACAGCTTCAGGCCGCGATTACTAGGATAGTCGCAGAGATCCGAGGGATGGAGGCAGGGTATGTCTACCACTCCAATATGATGGCATTCGACCCGAACAACCCAACGGCCACGTTGGAACAGCTTCGGAAGCAACTCGGCATGAACAAGTCGCTTGAGCCCTACGAAGAGCCCAGAAGGGCGGCTGCTTCAGGGCTCGGTCCTGCTGATATACCATACGACCCCACTAATTTTCCTAGGGATTACCAGACAGGGTTTGCTGCTGGGGTAGACCTTGACATAGATACAATTGTTGAAAACGGACTCCGAAATATACGGGAGTTAGGTACAATGTCTGAACCCCTTACCCTAGCCGATACTGTTGGGGTTACTACTGTTGATCCAGCGATGCTCGGGGGTACCGGCACCTTTGACCCGGCGACCGGCGAGGATTACCTCACGGATGGGCTAGTTCGGTTTGTCGCCGCGAGACCCGATGAGGGGTCCGCCGATCGACAAATCGTAAATGGTAAATACCAGCGCGGTGCCTCTCCTTATCGTGCTGAGATCATTATATCGAATATCTTTGTCCCCAGACATTTGAGGGGGCAGGGTGTAGGGCAAGCCCTGATGGAGGAAATTATAAAGCGGGCTGACGATTCGGGAGTCACTCTTACTATCCAGTTTCCTGACTCCGGGGGCAAGCTAGACCCTTACGGCCCAGCGAAGGAAGCCCTCGCACAGGAACGAGATTATGTTTTGTCTGTAAAGGGGATGGATAAGATTAATTATTTCAGGGCGTTAGGGTTCACTGAGTTTCGTATAAGCGACGATGTGATGATCGAAGACCCCGAGGCGTGGATTGAAGAAAAGTTTGAATCGTGGAAAGAGATAATAGAAGACGAACTGGAAGAAGAGATAAGTTGGCGCAAGGCTGACGGAACATGGGAGGAACATAAGGTGGAAGGGATTACTGACCCCCAACTCATGCACTTAATCCGACAGATGCATTCGGATCTTGTTGATGGGGTAGCCTTGGACGGTCTTCAACTTTGGAGACCTCCCAGAGGGGGCGCGACGCTCAAGAGCGCGGGCCTGGCTTCAGGGCTCGGGCCTGCTGAATCGTCCTTCGTTGACGCCGTTAAGAAAGCGACCGAGGTCGGCGCGGATCAGAAGTCCGTGGAACTGAACCAGAAGGCTGCTCAGAAACTGATCGACGAGAAGGGCGTTACGATGAACCGCGACCTGTTCCTTGCTATCGATATCAGGGCTGGGAAAACGCAAAACCCAAACACAACAATCCACGAAGATCTCAAGATCAGTGGAATCATCTCCAAAAAAGACTACGAAGATGGTCGTGGACTGGTATACGGCGACGGCACAGGTGGGGCGTCCAAGGCGCTCGGAGCAGATTCATTTGAACCATTCCCTCCTGACACCTTCACCCCGACATACACTGGAGACCGTGCGGCTGGGCAAGGGGACTCGATAGACAAGCAGTATCCTAACATCCTGAATACTTTTGTTCTTAATGTAGTCGAGCCGCAGACCCGTGAGTTTATCCTCAAGGATATTGCCAACCACCTTGAAGTGGGAGGCGAGGCCGTGGTCGTTACTAGGGGGAAAGATGTTGCAGGCGGTGCGGCCCCGTTCCTTAAATTCGGAGAACTAGAAGTTATCCGAAAGAAAAGCGGCGAACTCACTTACCAGAAAGGGTTCAATAAAGAAGAACTAAAGACATACGCTGAAGAGACCCTTGGCGAAGGGTTCACGGTCACGATCCCTACAGGGTCCAAAATTCAGAAAAAGGGTCGCACGACCATCGTCATCACCAAGAACGAAGACGTTACCCTGGACAACCCCCCGCTTACAGGAGGCGCGGCTCTGGGTTCAGGGCTCGGTCCCGTAACTAAGGGCATCTACATAAACGACGGAACCCAATCGTTTACAGAACAGATCCTCAACGGTGAAAAAACCATCGAGACGCGGTCAAGGAATACACTCAAGTCATTCTTGGGGCAGCGTGTCGGGATTATCCGGTCTGGTAAAAGCCCTGTTGTAGTCGTTGGCTACGCGACTATTGGAGACGAACCAATCGTCTACCCCGACATCGAATCTTTCAGGGCTGACGAAGACAAGCACCTCGTCAAAGAAGGCAGTAAGTTTGACACTAAGGGGAAGAAGTATGGCTACGTGCTTTCAGATGTGGTCAGGGAACCCAATCCTTACCCGATATCTAAAAAGGGAAATCGCCAATACGCTGACATCCAACCCCCAAGGGCTCTGGGTTCAGGGCTCATGCCGGTTGGAGAAACGGTTGTGGCTAAAGTAAAGGGGCTCGCGCTTCTTGAATTGTCCGGCTGGGACCGTGGTGACCCGAAAGATTACCAGAATTTCAAAGAGGTATGGGCTGACCCGTCCGAATCCACCAGTAGGATGGGACAAGCTATCTTGGTTAGGATATCAGATCACCTCGATATACTTGAACAGGACATAATAAACCGGAGAGATAACATTCGCAAGGTTGAGCAGTTTGAAGAATACGAGAGTTTTCTTCAGGCTGGCTTCTGGGACGGAAACGGGATGGAATTCGACCGGATGATAGAAGGACTGACCAACGACGGGGTGCGCTTTGATGATGGTCGCCTTATCGAAGACGAACGACGGTTTGTGGACATCATCGAAAAAGCATGGCGGGGAGCACTAGCCGAGCGTGGCTTAGAAGCGCAAGCGGCTCACAAAAGGATGATGGGAGTGGGAGGACGCGGGGCCACAGCGTTAGACCGCTGGACATATAAGCGTCGGGGGTACGATGAAAAAGACAGCGGCAGGATCAGGAAACTCGCTGATATGGACCCCGATTTTGCTAACCGGCTGCGGGGTACGCATGGGAGCATGACGATAGGGGAGTTGGTGGACGCTATTGCGGACAAAAAGTTAGGAGGAGGGACGTTGGCAACGAGACCTTCGGAGCTTACCGGTAGTTACGGGGGGGCTAATAGCGAGGCGTATATAGACTTAATCACCAAGTTCAAAAAAGACTTCCCCGAGGCATTTGATACAGTAGACGTAATTGTAAACCCACGCCTGGAGCGGGCGTATTACAGTTATGGTGGTGATGCAATTCACCTAAGTGACGGAGAAAGTCTTTCCACAATTGCCCATGAGATTGTTCATGCGTTGTCCACTAAGAAGTTATGGCTTGAAGTTCATAGGCACATACGAAATCCCAAAGGGGAACTGTATTTAAAGTCACTAAGGAAAATTGCCAAAACAGGCAAAGCGGGTATTAGCGGTGACGCGGTTTCGCAACCTGTCAGGGAATTAATTGATCTTTATCTCCATGTTATCGACCAAGGGGGAGCCGCAAAAACCATCGGGGGTAAAGTATCGAGGCGTAATCCAGACCCGACCGCCCGTGCAGGCTTTAATTACGCTCTCGGTAACCTAGATGAATTTATTGCTCAAGCGTTCATGGACCCGCAGTTCCAAAGGGAACTGGCAACCATAAAAGTTGAGCGGGGAGACCGGTCTGCGTGGGACAGTTTCGTAGAAATTATCCAACGTATACTTGGATTCGAGCCAGGCAAAAACACGGCCCTTACTGAAGTTCTTTCAATTGGTGAGTCCCTGTTCAGGCAGCAGGATTACGGGCGCGGTGTGTCGGACTTCATGGCCGGACGTTCCCAACGATGGATCTCTGATTACGAGATGGGCCAAGCCATTGGCCTCATGGGAGCGCGGATTCCTCGGGATGCCTTGGGACAGATCGAAGATCTTTCTTTAGCCCCCCGTAAGGAACAAACTCAAAAGGGAGCAGACTATTGGATAGCCGCCACAAAAATGGTGGGGGCGAGGCTGACAAAAGCCGATAAGATAATGCTCGAAGATTTGGGGTCTGACCCGAACACCATCGCCATGCACCATTGGCGGTTAGACCAAAAGGAGGGGTGGGATCGGTTGATGACGCGCATAAGAGACAAGGCGCGTGTTCTACGCGAACAAGAAGTTGCTCCTTATAGGCCCAGTTTTCGGGGGCTCAAGGCTGAACAGGGACCGGCTAGGATTCTTTCAGGGCTCGGGGCGGTTGAGCCTCCTAGCGACGTTAATAATATCGTTTTGTATCGCGGCTCTAGGCGGGGAGACCCAAACGCGCTTAGTGGAAAACATGACTTCTTTATCAGCAGCCAGTCTTATGCGGGTACTTATGGGGCGACTGCGGCTTGGAAAACTAGCCTTAGAAACCCTAAGTATATTAGCCAATCTGAGTGGCTGGATAGCTTGGGGTCGTGGGATTATCTTACCGAAGCAGCTAAAAACAAGTTTGCTGACGATTTAGTGGCCGAAGGCCACGACTCAGTTGTCGCCAATATTGGTAACATGGCGGTCGTCTATATTCCTGAATCTAAAGGGCTCGTTGAGGCTTCAACAGCCGAAACAGGGTTGGGTTCAGGGCTCGGTCCCGAACTCGCCCCCTTCGGGGAGCCGTCTGACTTACCGGTTGAGTTCCGCCCCGACTTGATGGACTTCGACCGCTACATCAGGTTGCTGGAAATCCCCGTCGTCGAGGCAGGTCCATACAAACGGGCCGGTAAGTTTATGAGTATGTTTGTCGGGGACACTGACCCCGTCATCCTACGGCTCATGCGCCAACGGGATAACTTTATCAAGTCCAGTGGCGATGTGTTGGATAACTTCCACGCAGACTACAGAGCCGCGCTGACAAAAGAATTCGGGGAGGACATTCCGCCCGAGGACGATGAGTTCTGGAGATACGTGCAGAAGGCTACAGGGACCACGGACAATGTCCAGGTAGACCCCGAGCTTGTAGAGTCGCTTCATCAGCAGAAAGTCGCGGCTAAAATACAGGCCGACATTGACTTTCGTAATGCCAACCGAGGAGCCACTGAGGAACAGAAAATAGAGAACGGACTTGCACAAGAAGCGGAGATCGAACGTATAAATAACGAGTTCGAGAGCCGCATGACCGCCGCCCGAATGGCTGCGGTTGAGGTAATCAAGACTGAGCGGAACCAAAGCCTCCAATACCTCAAGGATAACCACAACGAGATCTACAAGGTTGTCCTCAACGTAAGGGCGCTTACGGACTCCCTGTCCGACGCGGCCAAGCAAGCATTCGGGCAACACGCGGCTGATATCGGTGTGAAGTTCGATACCAACATGGGGATCTACATCACCCGTCGATACGAGATGTTCAGTGATCCGAGCTACGTGGGAATGATCCTCGAAGCGGATACCCAAGAAGCGATTAATATCCGCATGGCGGCAATCGAGTATATGCGCGACTTCTACATCGGCACGACTGCGAAGTCTATCCAAGCAAAAGCAGAGGCTGAAGGGGAGCCTATCTCCACTGACGCCGCCCGTGTTGAAGCTGAAGCTCAATACAACGCGCAAGCGGTCGGGACTCAGTCGCTCGGTGAGGTAATGATGATCGAGTTCCTGCGGTCATTCGACACGGCTACCGGAGCCAGTGATTTCGGTAATGCGTTTGAACTCGCGGATGCTCCTGCATCAATCGTTGGCCGAGGTCAGAATGGGTTGAGTGCGCTAGTTGAAAACCTGCAAGGCCGGTCAGAAATACCGGAGCCATTGGCGAACCTGATGGGAGCCAATAACCTCAAGCAGGATAGTATCGACAACCTCTTGTATTCGTTCGGGTTAGTGGCGCGAATTGCAGCGCATCAGTCATTCCTTAACGCGGTTAAGGCTCAAGGAGTCGAGGGCGGATGGCTTTTCAGTGCTAAAGAGTATAATAGAAAAAGGAACGAAGAGAACTTCGACCCGAAACTGGAATACAAGAAGATCGCTGCGGACAAAGCCGACGATGGGCTCAACCCATTGGCGGGGATGTATACTTCGCCAGAGATCTATGAAGATCTCAAGATCGTGTTCCAACAGAAGACCCGTTCAGGCAATGATGCCGCGACTCAGGGGCTTAACAAGATCATGGAACACGCGCACAAGCTCACCGGTTACTCTATGGGGGCCAAGACGCTCCTGTCGATTGGGTTCTATGTGCGAAATATGCTCTCCAACGTCCTCTTCTTTGGCCCCGCGCAAGGGTATAACTCATTCAAACTCCTGAAAGGGAGTGCAGCTATCCTGATTCCTGGCTACCAAGGCGGGGAATACGGAGCCAAGGGTATGTTGAAACGGGCTATCAGTGGAACAAAGGCTGAGACGGACTCCTATTTGTCCTTCCTGCAAGGGCTCGGAGTATTCGGCAATGAGATCCGGTCAGAGCTTATGATCCGCCTGATGCGCGGAGAAGAGACAATGACCAGTGTGCAGGAAAAGCTCAACGAATTGTCCAAGGTAATCAACGACAAGAAGACCCCCGCAAGTGTGGCGCGGGAAGCAAAGAACATGGCGGCTCGGGTAGCCTCGGCAATGGACTCGTTCTATAAGATAGGCTACTTCGAGAACGAACGCGCCATTATCGAGGAAGCGGCTGAAACCGATCCAGAAGAGGGCAAATACAGGAATATGTCCGCATCACAGCGGGACAAACTGGCTGCGGACATCGTGACTGCAACCGCTCAGTCGTATGACCGCGCACCTCCGATCATCAAGAAGATAACAAGTGGGGGGATCGGCCTCCTCCTCGCTCCGTTCATCCGGTTCACTGCGGACATCCCGAGGATTTCCGCGAATACTATGAAGCAGATCCGAAAGGAACTGGCGGATTCAAACTCAGTGATAAAACGTCGGGGGGTAAAACGCTTGGTCGGATTCACATCCGTTGTTGGTGTATTCAGTATGGTTGTCCCAACCCTCTTGCGGACGGTCGTTAGTGGAATTGGGGAAGAAGAAGACGAAGCTCTCCGAGAGTCGCTCCCGTCTTACCTGAAGAATCATACGTTCTTCTACTTCAAAGCAGGGGGCAAGCTGCGGAGCTTAGATCTGACTTACATGAACCCGTTCTCGGTTCTCGTTGATCCGACCATGCGTTTCACTGAGCATCTGTTCAGGGGCGAACCGATTGAAGGATTCGAGAAGCTGGTTACTACGGCGATCTTTGATCCTTATCTCGGGGATCAGATCTTCGCGGGAGCAGTTTTCGATGTGAAAGAAAATCGGGACGCGGCTACGGATAAGCCTATTGTCGAGGATACAGACCCGTTTGCCCTGAAGACCGGCAAGCGGCTTATGTATGTTTTGAAAGAGGCTTACGGACCTCGAACTCCTGCTAAAGTTATCGAAGCCTCCAAGGCCGCAATCGAGGGAGGCCACGGTGGGGGGCTGGACTCGCCACTCGGTATGATTCTGAGTGAGGGTCTACCTGTTGTCCCGAGGGTCGTTGATCCCGCCCGCCAGTTCGAGAGATCAATTTACGCGATGCGGGATGAATACACCCGAGCCAGGCAACGCTATAACGAACTGCTCCAGAACGATGCCATGCTCCCGTCAGAAGCCGCTGATCTCTACATCGATACGCGGGACAGTCTGCTAAGACTCAACGGGAGGCTGCACCGGACACTGACAGGGTTCCGTAAGTTTATGTCTGATGGCGATATGTATCGCGCCCTGCGGAGTGCGAAGTACGGGGACCGCCGAGTCCAGCTTGCCTTTGCAGGATACGGAGAGAGATACCTACCAAACCCCGTATTGACAGAGCGGTTGATGCAGACCGAGAGAGGGAAGAAACGCCTCGACGCCCTGCTGGCAGAGGCCGAGAAAGACGAACAATTTATCCCGCTTCCCGACTAAAAGAAAACCGTATTCGGACGCTCCGAGCAGGCTTCATTGTCTGCATAGAGCCCTCGGTCGAGTATCGCCCGTAGCTTATCCAGATTTTTACGGGTCGAATTAAGTGACCTGCACCGTTGAACTTCGGTCCTTGGCAGCGGGTCGTTGTTAATATCCATCAACTTTTTCTGGACGCGGTCCAGGATCTTTCCGGCTTCTTTGTAGTCTTTGTAGTCCATAATAGTTTTACCAGTCGGCAACTTCCTCTGCCTCGGCTCTGACTAAACGGGCGCGGATTCCTTTATACCTTTTGTTGAAGTCTTTCCGCTTGTCCTGCATGATCTTAATGCGGTTGCTAGTATCCGCCATCGAATTTTTTAAAAGGACTAATTGGTCTTGAAGGAACTGTCGTTCTTGCTCAGTCATTTTCTTCAAAGTTTTCTAACTTTACTATAGACACTAGCCTTTGGGCAATCATTAATTTTGCTTCTTCGTCTTCTAATAGAAAATCAGCCGCCGGTAGGATCTTGTCCCCCAGAATAGGGTAAGCGCGGAGACTCTTCATATCTACTTCTATGAATGTTTCTGAAGGCACTTTCCTAACTTCCCCCTGAATCAACAAGGGCATACCCCTTGGCTTATACTCTCTTACTATGTGTCTCATCTCTTTACTTGATGCAGGGCGTTATAGTTATCCATGCGCTTCGTCACCGACTTCATAACCTGTTCCTCGATTGACCCGTCCGCAACTAGAACATACTGGATCGCGTCACTCTTCCCGCCGTTCCGGTGGATGCGACCGAGAACCTGCATATATGTCTTGAATGAGAATGACGGGGTGATCAGGGTCACGCGAGGCCGGTTGCCTAGCGTATCGTGTAACGAGATCCCCGTCCCTCCAGCCGCAGAGTTCACGACTACGCAATGCGTTTGATCCGCCTGGAACTCGTCAATTACCTGTTGCCGTTCGTCCGCAGATTGTCGCCCGTCGATCCGGTCGCAGCCTAATCGAGCTTGGAGCGCGTCCACCGTCTCGCTGTAGTTGACGAACAGGACAACCGAATTGCCATCGGCCATGATCTCCTCGGCCATCTCCGCAATATCAGGAACCTTTAAACTCTCTGCCAGTCGCCTGGCCCGTGTGATATCCGAAAGGACATGACCACTGTCGGTCACAGTCCCCTTCTCAATGAAGTCCTCGATGATCTGGGGGGTCAGGTTGAGTTCCTCGTAGGCTTTTACGATCTGGTCGTTGCACCGGAATTGCATCGGGGTGACGAATATCCGGTTCAACTTGAATGAGTCAGGGAAGTCATCAACCGTCAACCGGTGGGTGCTGGTCGCATACATGATCTCCCGCAACCTCGGCAAATGCTGTGGGTCTTCCAAGACCCATGCGTTGTATCGGTTCTTCGCGCACCCGTATTCCTTCATCCACGGCCACCAGCGCAGGTAACCAGGCTTGCGCTCATTGCCACTGTGGAGATCCAGCATCAGGCCGAGGGGGCGCATCTCGGTTGGGTCTTCGCAACTCGTCCCGCTCATGCCGTGTATGTGGTACCCCTGCTGCACCAAGGCGATCAGGAGCCCCGCATTCTGGGTGAATGGGCCTTTGCATTTGTGGATCTCGTCCACGAAGACCAACGTCTCAGGGTCGAGGAGCCACTTGAATGTCTTCTTCCCCACCTTCGTTACATACCCCGACTTGCCAGTCCGCAGGGATTCAAGGTTCAGGATAAAGGTTGCAGTCAACCCCTCCTCCTCCAGTTCCTTCCTCCACGCCGGTATCACGGCCTTGGGGCAAATGATCGCAATCGGTCGGCCTAGTTTCTTTGCCATCTTGACCGCAACTACCGTCTTCCCCGTGCCTGGGTCCGACTGGTCGAGCGTGTTCTGATCCCCCGTTTGTCGGTAAACAAAGAAATCAAAAGCCTCCTCCTGTTTCGGGAACAAAGTTTTCATGGGAGGAGAGTATCAAGCCAAGAAGTAAAGGCCGCGCCGCCTAAAAAAGTCAGGATGAATGCCCAGGCAAAAGCAATTATCACGCGCCAAATAGGTCGTCCTCCGCAGTGTTTCATAAGGCACTAGCTAGCCTGTCACAGGGTCTCCCTGCACACCATGCTGCGGAGGACGAAAAGGGTGGCACTGTCCGAGTGTTTCAATGGGAAGTTGAACAAACCCGTTACGGGATCTCCCCGCACACCATGCTCGGACAGTTAAAAACATTATATAAGAATCGTCTGATCGACCAGTGTTTTATTATCAATCGTAAGCAGGATCAGGCACGGGGGGCTTGTTCGCGGTCTTACGGATCACGGTGCGGGTTTCCGAAAGCGTCTCTTGTGCTACCTCCTTTAGAGTTTCTTTCTCCATATCATTCAGAAACTCGACGAGGGCTTTTCGACCGCTTCCAATCTCGCGGGTTATCATCTGGGCGATTGGCCCTCCAGTAGTTTCAGTCTCAGTGGCTTTAACTGCGGCTAGTGCTGCTGCTTTATTATCAAACCACTCGCTTACAATAACGTGTTTTACTTCGTATATTTTCATAGTTAGAAATTTTCTGAGTCTTCTATTTTCATCGCGGCCTGCTCCAATGACTCGGGGTCGGTCTTCTCCTTCACCAGGGCGATGGTATAGTGCTTACCGGACAGGGTGAACAGGGTGTAGATCCCCTCCTCTGGAACTTCGTCCAGCGTCTTCATCTTCTGGTGCGGTATGTTCCGCCCATTGAATCCCCTGATATCCGCATCACGATCTTCCTCACTCTCGTACTCCACGATGGTGCGAGCTACGGACATGAAGAGGTAGCACTTGTCTGGATTATCCTCGGGCATTGTTCTGGAGAATTTTAAGCACGTTGTCCCGTGCAGTGTTACCAAGGGGGGAACAGCATCCCGCCCCCGCATGAATTGTGTCCTTCGATACAGTGCCATCATCAACGAGGCCGCAGGAATAACTACCCGCAGAGTCGCCCCGTAGAAACTTGCACCTGCCCTCTGGGTCCGCACCGTGACCCACCCCAACAGCACACGTTGCCTTCAGGCAGCACATACCCGAGCGGAGGCAGGGGCGGATTGGTTGCCCGTCAATGTAACCGGCAACGGGGGGAACGGAGGTGAGGAGCATGACCAAGGCTACGGGAATCATTTGCGGGTGACAAGTTTTACTTCATTAATTTTATCGGAGACATCGTCGTCCCCGAAATACCCGTGACCGATCTCATACTGGAGATATCGGACCCCCCACTTCTCCTCAAGGTCAGCCGGGCATTCGCACCCCCGTTGACCGTCACGGTTCCAGACAGGACTCTTCCGGCAATACTCGTCCCAGAATGCGTTCCGCGCCTCCTCTTTCGTCCAGCCGGTCGCAGTGAGTCCATAACCCCCAAAGAGATCCGCGTTCATTGCAATCCAGACGCACGACCCCAACGGCCTGCGACCCACCTTGTTGCCCGCCAGTTCCGGTTTGAGTTCACCAATGTGATCGACCAGTTTGATTCGGGTCCGTTCGTTGAGAGAGCGCACTGCTTCCATCCGGTCCTCGGTGTAGCGATACGCCTCAAGCCTGTGGTAGTGGGGGAAGTAGAGGAAGCACGGGTCCGAATACTCGTCGGTCATCCAGTCTTCCCACTTGTGGATCTCATGGATGGCATCGGTGTTCATAAACTCAGCAGGTATTCGGTACCCGTCTTCGCGGGACCACTCGAACAGGATAGGCTCAAGGTCCGATATCTTACCCGACTCGTATTCGTCACGGTCCAGTATCAGATTGTATCGATTAGTCGGGGGCGACTTTCCCAGGATAAATACTCCCCCGTCGTAGACGAAGATCTCGTCGTAGGGGCAACAGTCTTCCTGTAACCCGCAGAGTTCTTCCATCGTCTGTCCTGTCTCGATGAGATAGTCTTGGGGCGAGAGGCACCGGCATGACTTGCGCCACTGCACGAAGCGATCTTGAATTGATTGTGTTAACGGCATGAGGTTCGGGGGTTAAAATTCAGGCAGGGTTTCATCGTCCGACCAGTATTCCCTGATCTCCATGATGTTCCATTCGGGGCGTAATAAATCCTCGCCCATTGCCATGACGACTTCATAGCCAGGATGGGCTGAGTCGGGGCAAACCCCCCGCACAACGCCAATCGTTGCATCGTGATTGTCTACCCGCACCGAGTCAATTCTGAGCAAACTAACAACAGCCAGGGCATTGTTAATCAACTCCAGTGTCAGGGTGGGGTCCGTTGGGGCTACTAGTTTTTCCATTGTGGTTTCTTCAGTCTAGGGTATCAATCCCGTGATGTTCGTGCATATCGAGAGCAATTACTTTGCCTCGGCGCACTTCGTTTTCAGTCAGTCCCTTGGCAATTCGTTCAGCTTCCCCAAGTGCCATCCGTAGCTTCTCCGTATCAGGGGCAACCAGTGCCATCCATATGTAGAGTCCCATGAACTCGACGGGGTTGAGCAGGGCAACATCCTCACGGGAGAGGGCATTGAATCCTTTGTCCGGTTCCATCCGCATCAGCGGGTGCTTTTTGTTAAGGTATGGCATCTTACTTTTTCAGGTTCAGGATCTTCTCGGCTGTGGAGCGGGGCATGGTGCTTGAAAGTTCAAACAATTCTTCGCCATCCGGTAGATTGAAGAGCACGGTCACGGGGCAAGCGTCCGAGTTGTCGTCTAATGTTATGCGGACGGTAGCTCCCCCACCCCCTTTAGCATCGGGGGTATGCCCTTCATAATCATGGTAGTTCTCGAATTCGTGGACGAGTTTCATTTATTTGGTCGGTTGGGGCTTGAGAAGTTTGTCCATCTTGAGAGCCAGGCAATGCGCCTTGCTCGCGGCGACCACTGCGGCGA